ATGCTGGCGAAGCCCGATCCCGTGCGTGAGGCCCAGAACCGGGCAATCCTTTCCGTAATCAAGGAGGTGCAGGATGCGCCGAACACTGATCGTTGCGTCAGCAGCCCTGCTGTCATGCTTGCCCTTGACCGCCTGCGGCAGCTTACCCCAGCCACAGCCGGTGGTCAGCAGCACAACCCTGCCCCCTGAGGCGTTCATGTGTACCGGCGCACCGACGGTGCCCGAGGGCGTCACGCTGACAGACCAGGGCGTCGCGCTCTACATCATGTCGCTTTACGCGGCGTGGTACGACTGCGCCACACAACTTAACCTAGTAGGAAAGGCCAAGTAATGGCTAACTCGACGGGGGCAAAACGCCCAACAAAATCTCAGCTCCAGCGGTTCGTAGATCTCCTCGCCGAACACGGAACCGCCGTGTCTGCCGCACTCGCCATGGGGCTCTCTGGCGGTACGGGCCAGAACTGGGTCAGGTATGCGCGCGAGGAAGGTGTCACTTCCAAGCTGGAGACGCCACGCGCGCTCAAGCAGCAGATCGCGCAGTTGCGCAAGGAGATGGCGGACAGCCAGCGTGAGGAGGATACCGCAGCTCTGATTCGGGAACGCATCTACGGGCTGTCGGCTATCACCCCGCAGCCGCCGACCTGGATCACCAAGGAGAGCACAGCGTCGAAAGTGCGCGGTTGCCCCATGACGATCTGGAGCGACTGGCATTACGGCGAGGTGGTGCGCAAGGAAGAAGTCGGCGGGGTCAACGAGTTCAACGCGACGGTCGCCAAACGTCGCATCCAAACTTTGGTGGACAAGACGATCGAGCTTTGTTTCCACCACATGGGGGCCAGCGAGCAGGAATACCCCGGCATCATCGTGTGTCTCGGAGGCGACATGATCTCGGGCGACATCCACGAGGAACTGGCGGTCACGAACGATCGCACGCCCTACCAGGCGATCAACGACTTGGCGGACCTGCTGGCCGCCGCGCTCACGCAAATCGCCGATGCCTTTGGTAAGGTGTTCGTACCGTGCGTCGTCGGCAACCATGGGCGCGGAACGCACAAGCCGCGCCACAAGGGGCGCATCTTCACGTCGTTCGAGTGGAACCTGTACTGCACGCTTGAGCGCCACTTCCGCAACGACAAGCGGGTAACATTCGACATCCCCGAACAAACCGACAGTTACTTCAACGTCTATGGCCATCGCTTTTTGTTAACGCACGGCGACTCGCTCGGTTCCCGCGGCGGCGACGGAATCATCGGGTCGATCGGCCCCATCATGCGCGGCAAGATCAAGACTGGCGCTAGCGAAGCCCAGATCGGCCGGGACTTCGACACCATGATTATCGGCCACTACCACCAGTACATCGCCTTGCCTGGCCTTGTGGTGAACAACTGCCTCAAGGGTTACGACGAATACGCCCGGTTGTTCCTGCGCGCGCCGTTTAGTCGACCGTCGCAGGCGTTGTGGTTCGTCCACCCTAAACACGGCATCACTGCGCACTGGCAAGTCTATCTGGAAGACCTGCCGAAGCAACAAACGGATGCGAAAACCTGGCTGAAGGTGTTGGCGTGAAACCAAGCATACCAGACAGTTTTTGGCTCAAGCTGGTCGACGAGCAGCGATCCTTAAGCGAGGACCGCTCCACGAAAACTGGAGCCATCATAGCCGCGGCCGACGGCTTCGTGCTGTCGGCTGGCTGCAACAGTCTACCTCTAGGCGTGCAAGACAGCGATGCGCGGCGGATTCGCCCAGCGAAGTATGACTGGACTGAACACGCCGAACGCAACGCTATCTACCACGCGGCCAAGCATGGCATCCCTCTGCGAGGCAGCACAATGTACATGCGCTGGTTCCCTTGCGTCGATTGCGCCCGTGCCGTCATCCAGAGCGGGATCATAAAACTGGTGTGCGAAAAATACGAAGGCAAAGACGATCCTCGCTGGGCTTTCGCGGCAGCAAAAACCATGCTGGAGGAGGCGGGCGTTTCGATTAGGTTCTTCGCTTCAGATGCCTGATTACCCCTACACCGTCCGCAACACCCAGCCCCTGCCGCACCAGAAGGCCCAGGGGCCGCACATCTGCGGCGTGTCCCGCACGTTGGAGGAGTCAATCGCGTTCGTGCGCGAGCGCACCGTAGAGGACGGCACACCTTGGGGCTGGTGGGAGATCCTGCACAGGGACGGGCGCCGCTGGTTCTGGGTCCAGAACGGCACTCACGTAAAGATGGTGGACGACAACCGCAGGTTGTGAAACTATACGCGGGCGGCTCCTTCACCGCCGATGCTCAAGCATCCGACCCCCTGACCTGTCCTCCGTCCCCGGTCAGGGGGTTGTCGCTTACTCGTAATCTCTGCCAGTTCGCATCATTTCGGCCAAGCGCTTCGCGCGCTTCCCCACTTGTCTGGCCCATTTCGACTTGAGCATGCGCGCCGCTGCCGCCGCGTACTCACCCCTGGCGACCTCGCCCAGCGTCTGGGTGAACGTGCCGAAGGTGCCGGGGCCAAGATTGAACATCATGTCTACGAGAACTTTCTGGCGCACATCGTCGAGCCCGCGCCACCAGGCGTGTTTGCGGTCCAGTGCGTCCTTGGCCCGCGCAATATCGTTGCGCAGCATGAGGTCGATTTCATCGTCTGACAGGCCCACATCGTCGAGGTTCCGCCCGACACCGCCCGACATCTTGCCGACGCTGTCCCGGTAGATCCTCTTGCGACGGCCCTCATGCAGCGTGAGCTGTTCTTCTAGTGTGTACCGAAGGGCCATTTCAATCCTGCCCCTGCGCCCCAAGCAGCCACGGCGATCAGCACGGCCATGGTCGCCTTCCACAACACCGACCACAGGCCCTTGCCGAGGTTGCCGTAGAACTTGGCTTCCCAAGTCTCCAGCACCTTCTCGGCAATGGCCTCCACGTCCGCGTCCGAGAGGGTGCGCTCGCTCAAATCGGCCTCCAGGTGGCGTAGGTGTTGGCGGCGTTGCCGTTGAGCGTGCGGTCGCCCCCGGCGCCTGCTATGACAACCGAGATATCCCAGTAATCCGTAGCGACAGTCTGGCGGAACTCGATGTCACCGTTGGCGCCAAGAGCGCCCGCCTTGGCCGCTATGAAGGTCAGGCGGCGGAAGGGGGTCGACCCGTTCTTGCGCAGGATAAACACCACCTCGTCGCCGGCCGCTATGTTCGTCGTAAATACAGCCCCGAGGGACACCTTGTGCGCCCCGATGGGCGGCAGGTATCGCCGGGTGGCTGTGTCGTAGAACCCGCCGACGTTGGCCGTGGCGCGGGAGAAAGCGACCTGCGTTTCGGCCGGCGAGACCGGAAAGTCCTGCGTCGCGCCGTTGGTGTCGACTTCGGCGTAGCCCAGCGGGTTCGGATCGAATGAGAGGGCCGAGGCCACAACGCTGTAGGAGACCGGCGTACCGACGAATACGTTGTCCTTGCCGATCGTGATGCCGGTCGAGTTGGCATCGGCGAACACGCCGATGTCCATCGTGTAGAACATATTGCCCTGCACCAGCACGGCGTTCTGCTTGGTGAAGTGGATCGCGGTTTCCGTGCCGCCCCCGCTGCCGCCGGCCCACACGTTGTTGGCGATGACACTAGCGTTGGTCGGCGAGCCGGACGTGTTGTTGAGTTCGAGCGAACGCCAGTCGCCAGTGCCGAATCCGGTCGAGGAGAACGCGCAACCGATGATCGCATAGAACGCGATCTGGCTAAGTTCGATCGAGCTGTTGCGGTCGTTGAAATAGCAGTCGATGGCGCGGAAGACGGGCTCGGTGGCCGTAGTCTTGTGCGCGATCGAGCGGCCCACGGTAACGGTCGTGACGCCGCGGCAATATACACCCTCGTAGGCGCCTTCGACCAGGATGCCGCGCTCCATGGACACGAAGGAAACATCGTCGAACCAGACCTCCACAGGGTCGCCCGTACCGTCGATGTGGATGCCGTGCGTCATCTTGCCGGAGATGCCGACGCCGGCGAACGCGCAGCCGGTGAACCGGACGTTGCGCAGGTTGGTGCCGCGGATGCCCACGGTCCACCACTGGGTGGTGTCCTGAGAGACGATCTCGATGCGCTCGATGCGCGGGCCGTTGCCCTGGTAGCCGCTGCCGCCCGTGTAGTTGTAGGTGACGGCCGTGCCGTTGGCCCCGGTCGCGCCGGCTTCCATGGTGAAGTCGGTCAGGGCAAGGCGGCCCATGTCGAAGTTCTTATCCGCCGAGCCGGTGAACACGAGTCCACCACTGGTTGTCTGGCGCAGGACGGAGACGCCCATCCCCTGGCCGGAAAGGTGGACGACCTTGTCCCCACAGGTGACGTTGCCGGCAATCTGGACAATGCCGATGGGTAGCACAATCTGCGCGCGATCGGTTACGGCGTCGAAGCACGCTTGCAGGGCGAGCGTGTTGGCCGCTGCGGAATTGGACGGGCTGACCCCGTAGAGCGCCGCGTAGACGGCGCCGATAGAGGCGAAAGGCACGGCGAGCGCACCCGCCCAGCCCGCAGCCAGTGCCGCCACGCCGATGTCAGTTTGTTCGACGCCGACCAGATCCCCGTTCGGGTTGATAGCCAGAGCCAGCACCTTGTCGGCGTCTGGCTCGGGCAGCACAGGCTGGCTGTAGATCGAGGTCGAGCGGCGCAGCGCGGCGCGGCCGACCTTGTCCCGCAATTGCTGGACGAGGATGGTCAGCTTGTCGAACGTCTCCGTCACGACAACAGGGTTGAAGCCCCCCTGGTTCTGGATATCGGTATCCTGCGTCGCGTCCGCTTCGGTCGTGATGATGTAGGACTGGTCGGCCGTCGGGGCTGTGTCCCACTGGATCGTGCCGCCAGGGTTGGTGTTCTGGTTCGGGTTGAGCGCAACCGTGTAAGTGCCTGGACTTACAAGCGATTCGGTGTCGTCCTCGACACGATAGATTGCAACGTCGTCGGTGTCCTGCACCTTGAAGGTGAAGGGGTCCGACGTGCGAACGCCGTTGCCAACCAGAAGCGAGGTCTTCCGCGAGGTCGAGGAGATTGTCATGGCGCGGAGCATACAACGCTAGGTTGTTTGCATCCACCACAGCATAAGGGCCGCCCTGATTAGAGGCGGCCCCGTAGTCCACAATACCAATAGCGCTAGCTAATTAAAGGCGGGGTTACGACTTCATGTCCGAACTCCTTCTGCCGGAGGCACCGGGTAATCACTCCCGGTGCTCTTGAAGCAAGACTGCACAACAACCGAAGCCTTGTCAACTACCTCCCCGCCACAAGCCCACGCGCATAGTCCACGCCGTCTTTCGGTTCCACATCGCCTTCCGCCACATCCGCTGCGTAGCCCAGCGGGCGGGCCAGAGCCTGGAACGGAACGCCGGTAAGCAGGGTTGCCAGGGTTAGCGTGTCCTTGATCGTGCGCGAGGCGTCGCCCTGGCCCATGAAGTAGTCGTAGATATCGACCGGCACGCGGATGCTCGTCTCCAGTACGGAGATCGCTGGGGACGACAGGACGCGATCGTCATAGGGCTTGTCGTTGAAGGCGTTGACCCCGGCGATAGCTGCCGAGCCAGCGAACGGGACCATGGCGGCGGCCGTCTTGGCCTGCGTTCCGAAGAACCAGGAGAGCCAATACTCCAGTGGCTCGTCGTCATCGTCGGGCACGTCGCCGCGGATCATGTCGACGACAAGCTGGGCGAGCAGGGCCGGCGCGGCAAAGCCGACGATGTAGATGTAGGCCAGGCGACCCTTGCCCGACTTGAGGCCGAGATCGCGCATGGCCGAGCGGAACTCGGTGCTCAACTGGTTGGCCCACATATTGAAATAGCCGTACATGCCGAGCAGCAGTTTCTGCCAGCCCGTGCCCGTCTCGATGCGTGAGATGGACTCCGGGGTCTGGTCGCCCTGCGTCTGGCGCACCACGGCGTCGCCGAACTTCGCAGCGTCGTCCTCGCTCAGTCCGCGCGCCTTGGCTGACTCGTAACCGCCCAGCCAGACGATCACGTCCTGGATATTCTGCAGGGCGGTCTGGGCGAAATAGGTGTGGCGTTCGAACCAGTTTACAGCCTTGGCATACTTGCCCTTGGCTTCCACAATGCTGTCAATGGCGTCGCGCATGGCGATGGCCTGCGCGGTGGAGCGGTTCTCGATCGTCTTGGACGCCGCCACCACAGCCTCGTGTACGCCCTTGGGGTCGCGCAGGTAGCGCGCCAGCCCTTGGGCGATGTAGCGCTTGCGCACGCCCTTGTAGGCAGCGGCGTTGAACAGGCCCGTGGGCTGCTGCACCACGTTGGCGATGTTGGCGAACATCAGCCCCATGGAGGAGCGACGGCGCAGGCCGTTGGCGAAGGCGCTGACGCCGCGCCCCGCCTTGCCGCCCAGCGGCATCTCGTTGGTCTGGCGGGCCGAACGCACCAGCCACGGGCCGAGCAGATCCTCGCGGGCCGTCGGGTGGAAGTCGTCGAGGAGACGCTTGACCTTCTCGGTGGAGATGATGCGCAGCACGTCGCGGACGGGCGCCGCCATGTGGGCGAACTTGAGAACCTTGTCGATGTGGCTACCAAGCAGTCGCAGGTCGAGGTGCAACACCTTGTTGTACTCGACGCGCGCTTGCGTGAAGCCCGAAGCCGGCGCCGGGAACATGGTGCTGTCGTGGCTTTCCAGCGCGTTCTGGGCCGCGCGCATGGAGGCGTCGGCCACGTAGAAGTCGTCATAGACGGCCGGGATGTAGCCGCCGCGGAACTCGCCGAACGGCGTCTGCACAGGATCGGCCGTGACCTCGGCGAAGTAGCGGCCGAACACATGGCGGTGGGCCTGTTGCGCCAGGGGCTTGATCTGCTCCAGCAGGTCCCACACGCCTTGCGCGAACTGGTAGTCCTCGACCGTGAGCACGCCCTCGCGCGCCATGCGGGTGACGAACTGGTCCCAACGGCCGGTATCCAGCGAGCCGTCCTGCCGCTCTGCACCCCAGCGACGACCGAGGAGCAGCTTGCGCTTGTTCGACTGGTTGCCGGTGTGCAGCAGGGCGTGCAGCAGTTCGGCCCGGTTGCGGAAGGTGTAGCCCAGTTCGGGCGCGGCAATCTGCTTGCCGTCCAGCTTCGCTTCCATCGGCGCGAACAGCTCGCGGAACCGGGTGATGTATTTGCCGAGGTCGAGCCTGTACTCTGTCGCGGCCTGGTTCACCGGCCGCCACAGGAACTTGGTCATGGGGCCGGGCGTGTCGCCGTCGACCGTGCGCGCCCACGCCTCGACACGACGCAGGGCCGCCAGCCATGCCTCGCCGATGCGCAGGGTGCGCTGCCATGCCGTCGGCGCCTTGGTGATACCCTTCGCCCCGTCAGCGCCGCGGCTCTCCAGCAGCGTCGCGATCTGGGTAGCCACGTCGTCGAGATCGAGCTTCTGGCCGTTGATCTGGACGAGCATGCTCTCGCGCGACAGGTCCCAGAGCTGCACGACAACGTCGCGCATGCCGAGGAACTGCTCGACGGTCAGGTCCGTAAGCTTGCGGTTGTTGGTGAAGGCGGCCAGCAGGGTAGGCTCAAGGCTGGCGTAGAGTTGCGGGTCGTAACGCTTGACCGCGTCGAGATAGGTGACGGGCTGGTTCTTCATGCGCGCGAGGCCGTAGGCCGAGAGCACGGCGCGGGACGCCTGCACCAGGTCGAAGTTGCGGGACTTCGCCACGGTGTCGCGCTTGGCCGTGAGGATCTGCCGGAACTTGTTGAGCGCGGCGTCGCGCTCCTTCTGCTTGGCGTAGACTTCGCGGGCGATATGGAAGTTGAGAAGCTGGTCGCGCTTGGCGGCAGCAGCCCCCGCCAGATCGTTCTTCCTGACGGCTTCCTCGGCGGCGCGGCCGGCGCGGCGCTCCTGGGCTACGAATTTCGCCGGATTGAGCTTGCTCGCATTGAGGCGCGCAACGATACGGATAGCGGCCTCGCGAGCCGCTTCGTTGAGCAGCTTCCGCTCCCCGAGGGCTGCAGTAAGTGCAGCGTATTCGCCGGCAAGCACACGGGCGCGGAGTCCTGAGTGGACAGCCTCGTCCGCCGCGCGGGCGATAGAAGCGTCATCCACCAAATCGCCATAGCGCTCAAGCATGCGCTGATCCGTGATCCCACTTATTTTCTCCTTCGCGGGTTCCGCAGTTAACAGGTCTTTCACCAGAGCGTCGCCGCTCTCGTAGCCCAGGATCGGGGCGAGAACGTCGGGGTGCAGGCCATCCTTGGCGAGCATACCATACTTGCCATAGCCCAGCGATTTGAAATCGACCGTGCCGTCTGGGTACATCTCGGTCAGGGCCGCAATCGACAGCTTCGGCGAGCCGGACACCAGCTTGCCGTCAGGACCAAACACGGCGCTGAACGGTTCGACCTTCTGGCCCTTGCTGTCGATGCCGCGCGCCAGATAGTTGCGCGCCACGTTGACCTTCTCGGCCATGACCTCGGCGGCGACTTCTGCGCCCATCGCCTTGCGCTGCTCGCGCGCCTCGGCCTGCAGCCGGCGGATGGCCTTGGAGCGGGCATTGCCCAACCATTTGACATCGCGCAGGGAGCGCTGGGTCAATGTCGTCTCGGCCTCGGCCGTGGCGTTGGCGTTGGTGGACTGATAGTCGCGCCATTCCGTGTCGGTCATCGCCTCGGGCTTGACTGTGAACAGCGGGGCGAGAGCGTGGATGTCCTGCGCTTCGGCGATGTCCTGGGCCGAGGCGTACATGCGATCGAGGATCGAGGAGACTTCGGGCGTCAGCTCGACGGCCAGATCCTTGATTGTCTCGTACACGTTGAGAAGCCACTGGCGGAACTTGTCGAACATGCCGCGCAGCTTCGGGGTAGGGGCCTTGCCCTCCATGAAGTAGGCTTCGGTCAGCCGCGCGAACTCCTCGTGGAACGGGGTCTTTTCGGCGAACGACAGGGAGTTCCACACGTCCAGCGGGGTCGCGCCGGGCGGGAGGACTTTCTCGGGGTTGCGCATGGCCTCGTTGAAGAACTTGCGCTCCTCGGGGGAGAGCGGGTTCTCGGGCTGGAAAAGAGGCATGCCCTCCAGGGCTGCGGCCTTGAGTTCGGGGGTGATGGGGAGGGCGTGGAAGAACTGATGCTCGGCGCGGTATCCTTGCGCGGCCAGCTTAAGGCGTGCGGCGTCCGTGCGCAGCATGATCTCCGTGGAGCCGACAACTGCGCCGTATTTTTTGCCCAGCTTGTTGGCTTCGTTCACCAGGATCTTGTCGTAGAATGCGCCACGATTGTCGCCGGTATCTTCCAGCTCCTGCCCGTTCTGGATGTTGCCCGGTATCCAAGCCACGGAATCATAGCCGTGTTCCGCAGCCCAGCGCACCATACGTTTCAGTACGAGAGCGGCCCAGCCGTTGTTTTTGAACGGGGCGTTGGGAACACCCTGTGCTACGCGCAGTTCAGCTTCCTGCGCCGCCAAAGATTCGCGGCGCAGCTCGTTTATCTGGCTCAGAGCCTGCCCGATGGGCTCAAACTCGGCGTCCGAAATTCCGCCCATAAGCTCTGGGCGCATCGTCGATGTAAACAAAGGCGCCCAGGAGGCCGCTTTCGCGTCGTCTGTCTTGAGGTCTTCTCGGGCCTCGGCCAGTCGGTCACTGATGTGCGGAGGTACTAACGTTAGCGCGGTAGCGAACGCCTCGTCGGATCGGGCGACAAGCTTAACCAATTCTATGCCGGCGTCGGCGAACCTAGTTTCCGCGCGTATAACATCGTCTGACAACTTGGCGCGATCCGGCGCAGCATCGCCCGCGTACCCCTGTTCCCGCCCCTTCTGATGCCAGTCGCTCTGCACTTCCTCGATAGCCAACACTCGCGAACCGTCCGCACCCTGGCGCGTTTTGAACCGCACATGGGCCACCACGTTCGGCTCGTCCCAATGGGTGGACGGGCCTTTGACATCGGGCAGGGTGAGCAGGAGTTCGGTGTAGTCGGTGCCTCCGGGGAGGGTGAACGAGGGGAACTTTGTGCCGCCCTCCTCCAGCCCTTCGATCTGGCGCGAAATGTTGTCGGCGTTATTTTCGAGCATGCTGATGCGCGCGCGGACTCCGGCGTCCCATTCGCTCTCGTCGCTGCCGTGCTCGGCGTATAGGTTTTCCAGGTCGCTGTTCGTGTCGTCGAGATCCTGCTGCAAATCGTCGGTGTTGCCGACCCGTACCTCCTCAACTTTCACACCATTGCTGGTGAGATAGTTCAGAACATCGGCTTTAGGGACACTGTCGGTATCCAGACTGTCGAGCCAGTCGAACAGCCCCGTCCACTCGATCTCCTCCTGCTTCACGCCGGCCGTGTTGCGCAACGTGGCTTTCCACTGTGCGGCCGGGGCCGACTTCTGCGTGGACTTCTCGACGGCGCGTTGCAGCGCCGAGTAGAAGATAGGGCCTTGCGCGTACTTGCCCTCGCGGTGCAGCTTGTACTGCTCGATCAGGTTCTTGTGGCGGTTGCGCAGCACGCGCACTTGGAGCGCTGCCTTGTCCGACGAGCGGTCAGGATAGACCGCCTCGGCGATGTCCTTGGGGCGTGCGCCCTGGGCCGACATAGCGATAACGCGCAGGGTGTCAGGTGACAGGCCGCTGGGTGTCGGGGCTTTCTCGACAATGAAGCCTTTCGCGCGGATGCGCGAGAGCCACACCTTGACCATTTCGGGCGAGACAGTTGCGTCCTCGCCGCCGAGTTCCTGCGCGATTTCCTCGTTGCTGGCGCCATTGCGCGCCATAACGAAGGCGTTGAACTGGTCTTCCGAAAGTTGGTCGCGCGCCCGTTCGAGCGTGCCGTCCTCTATGAAGCGTTCTTCGCGGGGGAAGCTTTGGGCATAAACGCCAGCGTTAGCTGAACTGCTTCCTGCTCCAGCGGTGTCAGCTCCTCGTCCATCTCCGACATTAGCCGGGTTTCCAGGTCGGACGATTGCGGTGACGCGGCGTCGTTTGTGGGTTGCGGGAGATCCGGCGAAATCGACATTGTCGATTGTGGCATTGCTCAACTCCAGGGCGAAGCCCGGCGCCTTCTCCGGGTTGATAAGCGTGAACACTTGAATGGCAGTCGTTTCTGAAACGTTAGCGCCTTGCAGCGAATCATAGAACGTCTCAATCCTCGCCTCGTATCCGAGGTCGAAGTTCTTCAACATGAACTCGTAGAACTTGGCTTGGCTGTCGCCCGATCCTGTGAACACCAGATAGTCGGGCTTGTAGCGCTCGACGTAAGCCTGCAGCGCCACGATTGTCTTGGTAAACACGATGCGGCCCTGACGGGCCTGTTCCGGCGTGACTTTGCCCGTGGGTCGCATCAGCGAGCCCTTGAACATCATGTCCACGGACACGCCTTTGAACTCGCCTTTTTCCTTGGAGCCCGGCGAAATATTTATCTTGATGTCGGCCGACTTCTGGTCTGGCGTCGACTTGATCTGGAGTTGGCGGGCGCCGCCCAGCAGGGCGACCTCCTCGACTTGCGTGTCGTACCACTCGCCGCGATCCTGCGGCGTCGCGCCGCGCGCCGCGCGGAAGCTGGAGCTATCGAGCTGCGCGTAGGACTGCTGGTCAGTCAGGGCGCCCGACCTGTCGTACCAGTGTGCATCCTCGATCGTCTGCCCGTAGCGGATCTGTGCGTGGTCCATGCGCAGGTCGGCATCCGGCAGGTTCTGGTCGCCCAACAGCATCCGCGCCTCGGCGTGGGTGTACTCGGCGGGGAAGGCGATGACCCGGCCCTTGTCGGTCTTGAACAGGCGGATAACCGGCAGCTTGCGGTTGTCGAGCTGCTTCTGCATCAGCGCCTTGACCTGCTCGTCCGTCGCGTTCGGCAGGTAGTTCTCGTAGAAGGTCAGCGCCCAGAGCGTATCTGCCTGCGCGTAGGACTGGCCCGGCCCCGGCTCGCCCGGTGCAACCTTGAGTTGCGTCAGCAGTTCCTGCGTGTCGTCGAGCAGGCCCTGCTCGTCCGGCGTCAGCGTCTCGCTGTTGCGGGTGCGCTCCAGCAGTTTGGACGCGGCCGTGACATGGACCTCCAGGAAGTGGTGGCCGATCTCGTGCAGGAAGGTCGAGAGGTCGGCTGTGCGCAGCAGGCCCAGCGTTGCGGTGCTGGGGGCGTATTCGCCTTTATTGCGTTGATCGAGCTTGGTGGTCGTGCGCCCTTCGGCGCTCTTGTTGTTCGGGACGCCGCGCGTTTCCTTCCACGCCTTGCGCAGGCGCGAGGCTTGCGGCGCGCTCAGGTTCAACTGCTCAGCGATATCGCCCGTGCGCGCGTCGGGGTTGGCGTCGAGGTAGGCGAAACCTGCCTCCTGCGCCATACCTTCGGCGGTCTGCCCGGCCGGGGCTTGCTCGTTGCCGGTGCCGTTGTTGGCGGTCTGCTCGCGCACAGCCTCGCCCGCCAGCATCTCGCCGACGATCTTGAGCGGGTATTGCTCGAACGCTTCCTCCGGCGTGATGCCAAGGCGCGCGGCCAGCGTGCCGTAGCCGTTGGCGGTGAGCTGCGAATAGAGCCGGTTCGGCTCGCCGACAAAGCGGCCCGCCGCCTTGAGTTGCTGCTCAACCGTGGCGCGCACAGTCTCGACGCCGGCGGCGAAGCCCTCTTTCTCCTGCGCAACCTGCGTCAGTTTCTCGGCCTGGTGCAGCAGCCGCTGGCGCTGCTCCTCCGGCATGGCCTGCTGTTCCGTCTCGGTCGCAGCGAACGGCGACGTGGTGACGTTCTGGAGGAACACGTCGGAGTTGTCGCGGCCCGCCACCTTCTCGGTGAACGTGCCGACCGGGATCTGCAGCGGGGCGCCGGAAGCCAGCGAAGTCTCGATCTGGGCTTCTACGCCCATCTCGGTCGCCAGGGCTTCGGGCGTCTTGCCCTCGCTCTGGGCGATCTGGGCGAAGGCTTCGGGCTGGATATAGACCGAGGTTAGCGGCGTGTCCTGCGCCATCTCGTCGATCGTCTTGGTGAACTCGGCCGGGTTGCGCTCGCGCAGTTTGCTCTCGCTCGCCGCGGTCACGAGTTCCTTGAGGGCGTCGATGCCGCCCTCGGCCATGGTCTTCTCGCGCGCCTCGCGCTCCTTGCCCTTCTGGACCTGATCGCCGACCATGTCGGCGGTCTTGATGACCGAGGTCTGCAGGACAGTCCCAACGGCCGTGGCGATCAGCGTCTGGAACGCAGCCTCAGGCCGTTCCGCCAGGAACTCGCCGACCGTCTTTTCGGGGTTGAGATAGGCCCACTCGGTCGCGTCCTGCAACAGGGTCGCGGCCTGTTCGGTCGGAACTTCGGCGGCAAGCTGGCGCAGGACGACCTGGCCGAACGGGGTTTTCTCGGCGATGTCCTTGACCAGCAGGTGGAAGGGCAGACGCTCGGTCAGGCTCTCGATCATGCCCTGCTGCCCGCCGAACATGGCGGCGTCGAACGGCGCCAGTCCCTCATCGCGCGCCTGGCCGTAGGAGATGCCGCCCGTGGTCGCGCTCATGCCGAGCAACGCCAGTTCCGGGTTGCCGGTACCGATGGCCGCCGCCATCCATGCGAGCGAGGAGCCGGCCGAACGCACGCCCGACAGTACGCTGTCGGCCGTCAGGTTGCCGGTCTGGGGTTGGAGCTTGTCGCCCAGCTCCTTGCCGAACTTGCGACCGCCTTCGGCCCACGCAGCGACGCGGGGCAGGAGGGCGCTGGGGTCCTGCGCGGGGTTGCCCTCGCGGGCGATCCGGTTGGCTTCCTCAGGGTTGCCGGCGATGGCAGCAAGCGCAGGGGACGGCGAGCGTAGGAACTCGTCCAGGAGTTCGGCGGCGCCCTGGAGGATGCCTGACGGGGCCTGGATAGCGGCGTCGACAACGCCCGCAGCCGCAGCTTGCGGCGCGCCAAGGATGACCTTGGGGCCGGAGTCAGCAACAGCCTCGCTGGTGTTTTTGTAGAACCCGCGCATCCCGGCGCGGAATGTCTCTTCCGGCGTCAGCGTGCGCAGGGTCTTTTCGATGCCTGTAAGCGCCTTGACATCGTCGGCGGCAAGACGGGCGAAGTCCTGGTCGGTGTATTTCTTGCGCAGGATTGGCGTGTCTTTGGTCTGGGTCAGGACGCCGAGTTCGCGCGCCATGCGCGAGACTTCCTCGGAACCGAGCGCGCGGAGCGCGGCGGCGGGCTTGCCCGTCAGGGTCGCCAGCCGGTTGATCGTGGCCTCCTGGTCGGCGTTGTCGTCCAGGGTGGCGTCGAGCGCGGCGCGCACCTTGCCGTCTTGTTCGGGACCGCCGCGGCCGTAGACTGGCGTAGCGGGCGGGCCTGTCTCAGGGACAAGAGGCTTGCTCAGATCCTCGCCGGGGCGCTGCTCGGAGATGCCGAGCGGGGTGTAGTCGCGCGCCGGGTCGCTGACCGACGGCACAATGGTAGGATCAGCCGTGGACGTGAAGTCGGGGCGCTGGGTCGGCGCCGGGCGCGGAGAGGAGCCCTGCACGAGCGCGGAGGCTTTCTCGCGCAGCACGTTAAGCCGCGTCTGACGCTGCTCGTACTGGCGTTGTTCGTACTTCCGCTGGTCCTGCAGACCTTTGGTGAAATCGTCTTCCGGCATTTACTCGTCCACCAAATAGTCGCCCGCCTCGAATACGTCCACCAGAGCGCGCCGGTAGTTCTCCGGCGTCGCTTCCCAGCCTTGTTCCTGCATGTACGTGAGTGCGCGTTGCCCGTCCGGCGACGTGGTCGGCACGCTCGGCGCGATGCCGCGCCCCCGCATGAAGTCGGCCGTTTGCTTGCGGTCGTAGCCGCTCACGAACTGCGCAGCGTTGCGGCGCACGAAAGCGTCCATCTCGGCCGGCGGGATGATCTTGCCCGTGGCGGCCTGCTGCTTCGCCACACCTGTCTCAAGCGCCGAGCGTAGGCGAGCGAGCTTGACCCGGTCGGCATTGTCGAGATCGTCGCTGTAGACCTTGAGGCCGAAGTCGGCGGCGATCGACTGGAACAGATCGTTATCGATCTTGCCGGCGGCGAGCCCGGCTTTCTCCTGCTCCTCGGTGAGCTGCCGCTTGCGGGTCAACACCTGGTTGGTGAGGGCTCGCCCGTAAAACGGCTCCAGCGCCGTGATCTGCGTCGGAGTCATCTTACGGACTTGCTCGTCGTCATTCATCAGTGCGCCCCACGCGGCCCAGGCTGCGTCGGACACGGTCGCGCCGCTTTCGGCACGGGACAGGAAAGTCGATTTCAGGCTGGCCTGCGTATCGCCGGGGAGAGACAGCCAAGCGCTCGTACCTTCCACCGAGGCCAGAGATTGGCCGCCGAGTAGCTGTTTCCAAACCGCGTTGACATTGCCTGCATTCTGCTCGGTCTCCTGGAACTCGTGGTCCTGGATACGCTGCGAGAGTTCCGCACGCGCAGCTTTCAGTTGCTCCGGTTGGTCGGCGTATTTCGCCCGAAGCTCTGAATCAATCTTGGCCTTGTTAACGGGCGCATTCGTGCGAAGCGGGTTCTTCGCCAGAACCTCGTCGACGGCGCCGATGGCCTCGGCCGCGCTGAACGCGGTGTCCAGCTTGGCCTTGATGGCCTTGGCGTCGATCGCGTTGTAATCGGTTTCATGGGCGGCGAAGTACGCCTTGGCGCCGGCAATGTTCTTGCCGTCCATCATCGTCTCGATAACGCCCGTGTGCATCTTGCCCATGGTCGCCTTGACCGCCACGTCCAGGCTCTCGCCGTCGAGACCAGCGGCCTGGGCCGTTGCGGTAGCGGCGTCGCGCGCCCGGCTGGTGTAGAAGGGCGCGGCCTTGCCAAGGGGGTCGGAAGCGATATCGCTCTGGGACTGGACGATCGTGGCCTCGCGCACGCTTTGCGCATAGACGACCGATTGCTCGGCCTCGTAAGCCATTGTTTCGTTGCCGAACTTGGCGCGCAGGTCCGCGGCCAGCATGCCGAACTGTTCGCGCACGGCCTGGTTGCCGAGCTTGTTGGTGATCTCCGACAAGTCCTTGTCGAACTGCTCGCCATAGTAGGCGCCGAGGGGCTTGTCGTTAACGCCCTTGACCGCAGCACCACCCTTGAGCCGCGTGTAGCCGAGGTCCTTGTCGTATTTCAGACGCTGGGCTGCAGCGCTCGCCTGGTTGAAAGCGTCGTTCAGGATGACCTTGTTGGCCTTCTCCTGCTCCTTGGCGAAGAAATCGGCAGCGACGCTGGCACCCTTCTGGATGCCTTGGCCGAGCTGCTGGATCTGCTCGCCGGGCGCGCGGGCCTGCGCTACCGACAGGGGGCTGTCGGCGCGACCGCGGCGTACATCGGGCGCGACCTGGAACTGATCGTAGACGGGAACCTGTACCATCAGTAAGGACCCATGCGGCCAGTGTTGGCGGCCGGCGTCGGAATGGCGTTCTTGCCCATGGCGCCCACGCTGTTGAGCCCGTACCAGGTGCCTGCGACGCTGCCCGCTTCCGTGAGGAAGGAGGAGAACGCATTCATGCCGGGGTTGATCGAGCCTGCCGTCGCCTTGTTAACGCGCGACGAGCCGCGCAGGTTCGAGGCGTCCATCTTGTGGCCCCAGGCTTCGCGCACGGCGTTGGCCTTGATCGTGTCGGCGTCCGCGTCGCCGAGCAGGTCGGTTGACGTAATGACAGAAACCGGCGAGCCGAACGACAGGTCTACGTTGTTGGCGGCATAGCCTGCGATCTGGCGGCCCTTGAGGGCGGCCGTCTGCAAGCGGGAGTTCTGGTATTGCTTTTCGCCTTTGGCGAGACTGTCGCGCGCCCGGCCCTCGGCCAGCCCCGCGTTGATCTCGTCCATTTCGGCCTGCATCTTCAAGGCCATCTTTTCGCCGGTCGAGGCGTAATACGTGCCGACCGTCTTGGCCGCGCCGCCGGCGGCCATAGCGATTACGGATGACATTGCCACGTTGTTAAATCCTCAGTGTTGCTGGAGCATAGCACCAGTTACCCGCCGAACTCCACCTCCTTGGTGATGCTCGCCACCGTTAACGGCGTGGGGTCGGTTACGACGATGTAAACTGTGCCTTCCGAGTTCCAGTTGCCCTGCAAATTGATCTCGACTTCGCGGCTTCGCAGGTCGGCGGGGGTTCCCCAGTCCTCGGCTTCGCGGGCGGGGGTCTCGAACAGGCTGGTGAGATCCGGCCCTGCCTTGAACGCACCGGAGGCCAGGATGCGGACCCAGACCTTGTTGACGTTCTTGACCTGTCCCTGCCCAAAAGCCTCGGCATTCTCGACACTTACGGGCAGCGTCTCGATCTCGCGGCGCAGCGGCAGACCGATCTGGATGACGCTGGCTTCCGTCTCCAGGGAGATGGCGCCGGCGGTCACGACCTGCGCCGGCGACACGTACCCGTCCGCGAGGATGTTAACGGTAGCACCCTCCAGGTGGCCGAGGCCGGTAACGCTGTCGGTTGCCGCGCCGTCATAGGTGACGCCGCAGTCCACGAAGAACCCATCGACCTGACGGGTGTAGAAGCGCGGCGCCATGCACTCGATGTAGCGCACCGTGGCGTCATTGATCGTGCGCTTGACGACACAGTAGAGAATGTCCTCGTCGCCCTCGCTGACAGCGCACACGCTCTCGAACATGCCGTCCGTCTCGTGGGTGTGGAAAGCGCGCACCTCCTCGGCCGGAACGTAAGTCAGCCCAACCAACTCGCCAGTGGACGACACGCTCCAGACAGTGGGTGTGGGCGCGCGGGTGAACGTCATGTCCAGAATCGTCTTGTAGTCGAACAGGTGGGCGGCGCGGACGGAGAGGTCGGCCGACACATAGGACTGGCGGTCAAAGGAGTACCCCAGCCCGCGGATGTGACCGCCGCGCGCCGCCGCGAAAATCAGGTCGTTGTCTACAACCACAGGTTGCACATTGCTGGCGCCCGCGTAACCCGTCGCCGGCACACTCACGTTAACCGAGGTGAGGACGCCGCCAGAGCCCGAGAGGGAGAACTCGCCCGAACTGGTCAGGATGATAAGGTCGCCCAGCGGCACAAGGTGCCGGATCGTGGACGCCTCACGCGCCGCGATCTTGACAATGACGGCGTCGTTATCCCGCGGCGGGATCGAATAGTCGAGGTTGATATCGGTGCCCGACTTGGTGAGCCAGATGGCCTGGGGGAGCAGCGTCGTACCAGCGAAGGCGCGGCGCTGCTGGTAGTAGGTCACGGCGGCAGGCCAATCCGTCACGAACGGGTTCTGTAGCAGGGGCGGGGTGCGGGAGATGTCGGGCGCGATATTGTCGTCAATCAGCTCCGTGGTCGTGGTCTGGCCGATGAAGCCATAGAGCCCGCCCGAGAGCCGGTAGACGTTGCGACGGGCCGCGACGCCGAACGTGATGGTGTTGACCGCGCCCGTATCCAGGAGCTGGTTCACCGCCGTGACGGCCGCGGACTGGCGGCCCTCGTCGGTCTGGTCCTCGGTTATCTCGGTCGCGACATAGCTATAGGTCTGGGTCGTGCTCGGGCTCCCCGCGGGGGTGGGCGTCACGGCGGAAATCGTTGGGGTAGCCAAGCGCGTGCCGAACGTGACCACAGGCAGAACCCAGTTGGTCGCGGCATTGCGGCGCAGCTCGCGCACGTTGTATTTAGGATGCGTAAGGGTGAGCACATCGCCGCTCTGAACGTAGTGCAGGTCGGCCAGATCCAGCTCGGCGTATGGGCTCGGGATCTCGTAGACCACGCCCATCTTGTACCAGTAGCCGCCGCCTGGCCCGCTCGCGGCCGTCGCCGTGTAACCGACGTAGAACGTGTAGGGCCGCGATACGAAGATGGGCAGGCCGAAGTCGTCGAAGCCCGTCTGCACCAGCGTGTAGCCCGTGCCTGTGATGTAGACCAGCGCGCCCGGCGTCACGACGGCAGGGATCTCCGTACCGACGTATGTGTACCCCGGAGGTGCGGTCGTATCCGAATAGTAGGTCTGCTGCCAGGTGTAGTCGACGACCGGGGCGCCCGAGCCATACTCGTGCGTCGAGGGCTGCTGGTTCACAGGCACGGCCGTTACGGCATACCAGGTGAACCCGCCCTCCGTGACAAGGTCGCCGGCGGCGTAGGTCGGCACGGCGCTCCAGGCTGACACGCCCGTGGTCGGGGTGAGCAGGGTCTGGCCGAACGAGTGGAAGCGGATGTACGCCTCCCCGAACTCCATCGCCAGTGTCTGGGTCGAGGAGTAGCGGAAAGTGATGACGCGGGCGCGCTTGTCGGCGTTCTTGGCGGCGCGCACGAACTTGGTGCCGGGGCGACTGGCCGCGATGCCCTCGGGCAGGACGATCATGTTCTTAGCCGCGGCGAGGCCCGCGTCGCGTTTCGAGTCGTCGATGCGCCCGACCATGGCGGGCGAGACAACGCCGCCGCCAAGGGAGCGGGTGTAAAGCTTAGTCTTCATCGCGGATTATCCGGGCGTCGCCGTTGTCGGGCCGGAAGTCCCGCGCGGCGATCCACGGAGGGCGCATCTGGTTGTCGGAGTAGGCGCCGCGCAGTTCACTCTGGTTGGCGTCGTCGGCCGCGTCCGAGGCGTGGAACGCCATGGCCGTCTTCATCAGGTCGGAGGCGAGCGCGCGGCCGTCCTTGCCCTTGATAAGCGGGCCGGCGACAAGCGCTGCCAGGAAGTAGCTGACGCCAAGGGCGAACATGGGCGAGAAGCGGCCCGAAGTCTCAGTGTCCTCGACGTAGCGGACGATCGCGTTCTCGACGTTGGTATAGATGACAGCGTCGTTGCCCGACATCTCGCGCGCTTCGCCAGTGTCGTCCTGGTCGTAAGTGCGATTCGGGTCGTAGACGCCGAGGATGTGAATGGATGTCGAGGGCGTGGTGTAGGCGAACAGCCACTGGTCGGGCTGCGCTGCGCCGAGGTCGAGTTCGGACAGCGCGGCGCGCTGGGTCGCAAAGGAGGGCTTGAATTTCTGCAGCGCCGAACGACGCGCGGTCGGCCAGTACATGGCGCATAGCTGCGCCTCGCGACTGGTGTAGGGCGCGGTGACAGAAGAAAGCCCCGCCTTGTCCCCAAGATGGGACAGGGCGAGGTTCCAGACTTCTAGCGTGGAGGTCATTGCCTTAGCCTTCTAGGCTCAGGCGAGAGGAGCCGGAGCTGCTTTTGCGGGTGCAGGTTTGGCGGGCGCCGGAGCTGCAGCTTTCGCCGCGACCGGAGCAGGTTCAGCGATCCGCTCGAACAACGGCTTGCGCAGCGGATTTCTCGCCGTGCGCTCCTCGTCGTAGGCCAGCTTTGCTTCCGGGACGGAGATCACGGCACCTTTGGGGTGCCGCTCTCTGCCGTCGAAGAAATCCTTAAGGAGACGTGCCTTAGGCATCTATTGCTCCTTACAGTTGGATGTTGGCGTTAGGCGCATCCGGGAACGCTTTGTAGGTCGGCGGATGGCGGGTAAGGAAGGCGTTGATCTTGCCGGCGTTGAACGCGGCCGTGCCGGTGATCTGGAGGACGCCCAGATACCGCTCGTAAGTACCGATCGGCAGTTGCACGCGGCAAGCGTAAGTGCCGGCCGTCAGCGAAGCGAACGGGATCGCGGCCGTGGAGAAGTGGACGGTAGCCGAGCCATCGGTGGCGATGGCCGCTTGCGCGTCCGACACCAGTTGGAACTGGCCGGTGGCCGAACCACCGGAGCCCGCCGACGTGTCGACCTGGACCACGAAGTATAGGCCCTCCAGGTCGTTGATACCATCACCGCCGACGGGCAAGCCGCCGCCAGTGTCGATCTGGGAGCCGATCAGGTAGGTGCCGGCGGCGCCCGTATTAAGGGCGACCGCATCGGCGAACTCAGTGCGAGAGTCGAGGATCATGGGGTTTTATCCTTGTTCTGGCGACGCTTACGAAGCGACGATGCCGGCTTCGTTGTTGAGGATCGCGTCGCAACGACGAACCGGGATGCCGTCGAAGGACATGACCGGCTTGCCGGCAACGCTGTCCATCGTGAGCGTGGAGTTGACCGTCTTGTTCATGATCTGGCGGCGAAGGAAGGACTTCACCCGCTTGTTCATGTAGAAGGCGAACTTGGCGTTCTTGGTCGGGACCGTCTCGGACGCTTGCGTCATGAGGTCGATCAGGTCGGCGCCCGAGGCTGCGGCCTTGGTCAGGTCTTCCGAGTTGATCTGGATACGCACAACGTAGCGCCAGTCGCGGACGGTGAGGCCGACGTTCCACTTGTAGTGGGTGCGGTAGGCTTCCATGCGGCCGCCCGAACCGTCCACGTTCTCGATCGTGACCTGGCCCTTGTCGGTAATCTGCAGGCCCGCTTCCGTGCCCTTGGCGTAGATGCCATGGCAGGTGTTCGCGCCCCAGCCGACGAGCCAGATGGACGTGTTGTCGGTGTTATCCGGGGCGGTGCCGCCTTCCAGGATGATGTTCTCGGCATATTCCGTGCCCGAGCGCGTCGAGTAGCGCGGAGCAAAGCCGGTGATTTCTTCCGGGGCCGTGGCTTCGTTCGCGTAGAACAGCGACGCCGCCAGCTCGTGGTTCATGCCTTGGATGTGGCCCATGTCTTCCGAAGCGCGGAAGGCAGCGGTATTGCCATTCATCTCGACGAGGGCCTTGTCGACCTCGGCGTAGGCTTCAAGCGAGCCGACCGTGTCGGCGATGCGCGCTTTGCGCGACTTCGCCGGCTGGACGCCGCCGTAGAGCTTGCGCCACGTCGGCTCGGGCAGGCCCGTGCGGATCGTGGTGACGTGCTTGTCGACGCCGTTGGCTTCAAGCCAGACCATGTCGTCGAGGACTTCGTTGTCCTGACGCAGGATCTCGATTACGGAAGCGACCTTGCCGTCAGGGTCGAGGCCCTTCTGGAGGTCGAGCAGAGTCGGATGGATGATAGACAGAGCTGCCATGGGGAGTTGGCCCTTTTATTTCAGCGTTGGGGATGCGTCGTAGAAGCCTTTCGCGGACGGCTTGGCGCCGCCCGTGACGATCTTCCCGTCGTTGCTCATTGCCTTGCCGACCTTGACGGCCCAGCGCAGGAGTTCGGGGTGGTAGCCAAGGCCGCTCTGATCGAGCAGGCTCTTGAGTTCGGGCGTCCCGAACGCCTCGAATGTCTTGTAAGCGAGCGCGCGGTTCTCCTCGAACTTCTCGCCGCCAAATTCGGTGTCCGCCATCGACTGGCTTTTCCAGCCCTCGATCGCGGAATCATTCGCCTCCTTGAGGCGGGTGTTGAAGCTCTCGGACTGCTTGAGGCCGAGGTCGACGAGGGCCTGGGCCGCCTCTTGCGGCAGCTTGTTGGCCTTCGCGTATTCCTTGACTTCCGCCAGCAGCGGGTTGTCCTTGGCGACGCCCTCGGGGAGTTTGAACTCCTCGTAAGTGATAGCTTCGGCGGCAGGGTCTACCTTGGCCGGGTCCGCGGCGGGGTCGACTACCGCGGCTGCGGGATCGACTACCGCGGCTGCGGGATCGACTACCGCGGCTGCGGGATCGACAACGGCCGCAGCCGGGTCAACAACAGCAGCGGGATCGACGACTACAGCGGCGGCCGGGTCAGCAACGGCGGCTACAGGTTCAACCGGTGCGGTAATTGCGCTGTCCGTCACAGTGCTTTTGCCTCCTGGCTCATGATGAAGAACTGATGGGGGGCGTGCTCCATCGCGGCTGCGAGGGACTGCAGGCCAAGGCTGCGCTTACCTTCCTGGAAGGCGGTCAGCGTCGGCTCAACTGCAAAGGTCGTGCGATACACGCCTGCTTGCTCCAAAATGCGCCACAGGATGCGGCGCCCGCGAGCGTCGGACATAAGCCAGGTCCAGTCCTCGAACTCGTCCCGCTTGCGTTTGACCTCCACAAGGTGGTCTTGTTCTTCGCGGGACTGGTTGGCGTCGAGGTCAACCGGGTTGCGTTCTTCACTCATTGCGGCAGATACTAGCGCAACTTGTGGTTGCGCTCCACCACGGGGTTGCCGGACCTATTGGCCACGCGTGTCGATCCAGCCGTCCATTAGAATGTCGATTCTGTGGTCGGGCGTGGATTGGCTGAATCGGTAGTAAAACTGGCCCGCAACATCGAGGACGATATCGTACTGCCCGCTCACGCGCGTGGGCGCGGTCGCGCCGGTAGCTTGCGTGTACAGGCTGAAGTTCCCGCCGCCTGGCGCGGTGTCGGGTTGGTCGCTCGCTGTGATGAGGACGGCTGTAGCGGCGTCTGGGGTGGCGTCGCTGAGCGCCGCGGACGCGCGGCAAGGCAACACAAGCCCGGTCGGCCCGTTCGCCGGGGCCTGCACGCGTGACGTGCCGGGGTTGGTGGCCGCTACCAGGGTTTTTTGAACGGACAGTTCGAAGTAATCGCCGCGCTGTTTGAAGGCCAGCAGCGTGCCGCCTACGCGCCACGCAATACCAATCCTGCGGAAATAGGTGTAACCGGACGGCATGGTCGGTGCGGTCGGACTGACGTCGAACCCGTAGTCCACCGAACCGTCGCTGTCCTTGAGGATGGCGAACACGAAATAGGTCGTGTTGGCGATCGCCGCCGCGGACAACCGGCCGCCTGCGTTGGTGCCGGCCGCCCAGGCTGCGTCGAGCTGCTTGGTCATGGCGCCGCCGACCAGGAGGCGGACGCCCGTGGAATCGGAGCACACGCCGGCCGCGACATCGAAATCGTTGGTGGCGTCAGTGCCGTTGGCCAGCGTCATGCCAAACAACTGACCCTTGTTGGCCGTCAGCGCGGACGCGGGGTAGTTGCTCTGGGGCTGGGTCGTGGAGAACGAGTAGTAATGTTCGGTGCCATCAGCCTGGCGGATGCCGACCACGCGCGGCGGCGTGAATGAGTCGTCCAGAAGGTAGGCGGTGCCCTCGGCGGATGCGCGGATGGTCATGACGTGGTGTCCTTATTTCGCCGGGATTACGCAGAGATTGCCGCCCGCGGCAGACTGAATGGCCGATATCGTCTGCCCCGGTACGATCTGCACAGCGAGCGGAACGCCAGGGTTGAGAACGAAGGAGCCAGCGCCTACTGTCGCGGTAGCGCCAACGCACACATACGCCAGCGTCGAGACAGAGATCAGCACCTCGTCCACATCGTTTCCGAATGCGGTAACGGCGCCGGCGGTGCCGGTGTACGCCGCCAGTTTGCCGGCGGCGAAATCGTAGCGGCGCGTGTTGTTGACGGCTTGCGCCATGGTTTAGACTCCTGCAGCGGGGGCGCTGTAGCCCGAGAATTGGTTGAGCATGTCGGACGCCATATTCGGCTCGCCAGTCTTGACCGTGCCGAGCGATTGCGCGGCCTTGGCTTCGACAGCGGCCTGTTCGGCGGCGGCGGCTTTCGCCATGGCCTGGGCGCGTTGTCCGCGGACCATGGCGACCTTGTCGTCTGAGACGATCAATTCAGGGTCCACGCCCATGATATCGGCGTAGTGGTCGACCCACTTGTCCGCGTCGAACTTGTCGGTAACGTCGGGCTTGAAACCGGCGACAATGCCAATGTTGGCGACGAGGCGGTCAATGCTGTTAACGCCGATCGCACGCTGGGCCTGGGCCAGCGTCGAGACGAACTCGACATTGAGGTCCTGACCCTGCATCTCCTTGGGAGGCGGGGGCAACATGCCCGTGCTCACCATGCGTTGGAACGTGTTTTCAACCAACGGGGTGAGCAGCTCGTTGTGCAAGCGCTCCAGCACCGGGCCGAGCTGAACCAGCTTCTCCTCGTGGCGCTCGGCCACTTCGGTTGCGGTCATCTGCGACTTGTCGGCGTTCGCCAGCATCAGGAACAGGTTGGAATACATGCCGTCGCCGATGCGCTCGCGGACATCGCGGATGTCCTCGCCCAGGTGCGACAGGTTGAGGTTGACATCGAACATGGTGCGGGCGGCGTTGCCCGTGCCGGTCTGGTCGAAATATGTAATGCCGCCCGGCAGGTAGGCCCGGTCCTGACCCTTGGCGGCGATGGGGAGTTGCAGCGGGGGCTTGGTCTGGTAGTCGATCGCGTTGCCCTTGCGCAGTTGCTGGTGCTGCAACTGGCGTGCGTCGCCGAGGCAGTCCATGGCAGGGCTTGAGCCGTAGATGTCGCCGCCCGTGCGCGACCAGCGGGGGCACAGGCCGGTGAAGGTGTCGCTGCCCGAGTTGCGCAGATAGTTCTCGTCGCCGTTCTCGCGGCCGATCTCCAGATAGCACGACTTGTAAGCCTTCTGGCTCTGGTGCTTGCTGGATCGATCGCGCTCAAGGCGCGGCTCGATGATGTGCAGGACAGGCACCCAGGCGTCGTAGGTGCCGGCGTCGTAGAGGCGCTTGACCGTTTGCGAGCAGTTCTCATAGCCGAACTCGCCGACCATCTCGGCGACCGTCTTCTCGAACTCGCGGTAGATCGTATTGACATTGCCGCGGTAGTCGGAAGCCAGCGCATACTCGCCCGTGGGCGAGTTGTAGTGGTGAATCACCTTGTCGAAGTCGTCCATGGTGATGGCGGCATGCGAGCCGAACACGCCCAGCTCCTCGTAGAGCTGGTGCAGCATGGGGTAGGTGTTGGAGCGCGCGAAGACGTGGAGCTGGATGCGTTGCGCATCAGCCAGCCATTCCTTGACCGGCGCGTATTCCATCAGGTCTTCATCGGGCGTGGCGAGGCGGAACCACGGTCGGGCCGGGCTTGTGGCGCCTGACATCATGCCGGCGCCGAGGATGCGGACGGAGCGAATAGGCGTGTTGTCAAGGATGTTGTTGTGGCGCTTGTCGCCACGGTTGCGATCCGACGGCGAGAAGCGGCCAGCGCGCGGCAGGAAGTGGTCGCCCAGATCCCGCCAGTGAGTGGTCCAGGACGAGCGTTCGGTCTGCATCGCTGACCAGCGTTGCAGTTCCTTCATGCGCCCGGTGAGGTTGGAGGTTTGCGCCATCACGTGCCCAGCTTTGTCGAACGGCCCAGCATGCCGGCGCTGACCGGCGCCCCGCCTGCACCCGTCAGGAAGGTTGAGCCCGCCCCCTGGCCGCCTTGCGCCGCGTTGCGCGTCATCAGCGCGGCGACGTTGGGGGCCTTGGGGTTGGCCTTGTTGAATGCTTGGTCTTGTTGTTGGGCCGCGAGCTTGGCGTCAGCCACGGCCTGGTTGCCGGCTTTCTTCTGGGCCGAACGCGCTTTCTCGCCCGCATAGATCGAGTAGCCCGTACTGGCGACGGCTGCGGTGGCGAGTGCAGTAATCGCCATTACCGGATGACCTTGCTGTAGATTATGTCCTGCACCTCGAACTCGGGCGCCGCCTTGAGCATGCGGTCGAGGGCTGTGCCCTGCTTGGCGTGCAACAGGAACATCTTGCACCCGTCGTTGCGCGCGTTGATCTCGGTGGCGTTGAGGAGATGCCGGCCGCCGCCTTCCTGGCGGTAGCTGGACGAGACGAAAATAACGTCGTTCTGGCAGATTTTGAGCGGCCCGTAGTGCAGGCTCTGGGAAATCAGGTTGATGCTGTAGCCGACGATCCCCGCGTCAGGGTGTTCGAGGATGATCGAGAGCAGACGGCCCTCGTCCTCCAAGCGCTTGTAAGTCTCGATCTGAGGCTCCAGCGGCATGATGTCGGGATGCGTCGCGAGCTCGCGCCTGTGCGCCTCCAGCAACGGCCAGATCGCCTGGACATACTCGGTGATGTTGACAACGCGCGTGGTGAGCATGGCGCGCAGCATAGCGCAACGTAGAGTTGCGCTCCACCACGCTAGGTTGTTAGGCAGGCCGGGCGGCTTTCGGGGCCGCCCGTTTTGTCTTACCTAAGCGCCGCCACGGGTGTGGATTAGCCCGCCGCTACTCTCCGGCTTTAACGGCAACGAACCGGGGCCAACGATGCACCACTTAAAGCAGTGGCTTTCGCCCCAGTTGAGGGGGCTTATATCAGACCTCGTCCTCGTCGGGTATGTCTTCCTCGTAAAAGTCTTCCGGCTCGGCCTCGACGGTTGGGAAATACTTCTCCAGCAGGTCGGGGAACGGGAAGCCGCCCACATCGGCGCGGGGTGCAAATGCTTCAAGCATAGGGGTCATACTCCTGTTGCCGGGTGTAGGGGTCGTATTCTGCGGCGGCCTGTTGGGCCAGGCGCTCCATGTTCTCAAACCACTGTTCGCGTGGGGTTTTCTTCTCGACAGGCGCCGCGAAGGTCAAGGCCAGGGCGTCGCCAAAATCAGGTGACGGGATACCCCGGTCGCGCAGATCGTCCTTGCTTTCAATCTGTTTCTTGTGCTGCGGGTCGTAGTGGTAGGTCGGCGCCGCCAGATCCTTGCGCAGCTCGGCGTGCTCGGGCAGGGCCATCATCGGCACAAGGTCGGCCATTTCGCACCACATCTCGGCGCGCTTGTTCTTGTAGATATCGCTGATCGGCTTGCCCCCGAAATGCACGCCGATGATGGGGTAGTTAAGCTTTTCAAGCTCGTAGATCACAGCCTCGCCATAGGCGCGGTCGCAGAAGATGGCGTCCACGCTGTACTTCTGAATCAGCTCGATTGCCTTGGCGATCAGCGTGGCGCTGTCGATCCCCGGAATGCCGAAGATGTGGCGGACGATCAGGCCCTGCCGGATGACAATGGCGCTGCGGTCGCCGCCGAACTGCGCCGGGTCGATGCCCATGACAACAGGGGCGTAGTTGTACTGGTCGGGGCGCAGGTGGCGGCGCATGGCCTCCAGCACATCGCCCTGGGAAATGAGCTGGTTCTCGCCGGCGGCGTTGAAGTCGCACAGCATCTCGCGGGCGAATGACAGCTCTGTCATGCTCAAGCGGAGGCGTTCGACCTCCTCAGGGTCCAGGGCGTTGGTGTCGTAGACCGTGTAGATGGCGCGATGCCAGTTCTTCGGGTCCTTGGCTGCGTTCTCGTACAGTTCCGAGAACAGGTTGACGCCGTTGGGCGTGCCGATGAACCAGGCCCAGCCTTTGCGGTCGGCGAGCGCCGGCTGCACGATGTCGTCCCAGACTTCCGGGTCCATCTGCGCGACCTCGTCGAGCACGATGCCGTCGATGCGCAGGCCGCGCAGGGCGTTGGCATTGTCGGCGCCGAACAGGCGAATGGTCGCGCCGTTGTGCTTGAACACAACCGAGAGTTCGCTCTCGTTAACAGTGACAAGCTCACGGCGAATGAGTTCGGCGAGCCGCTGCTTGAGACGGACCCAGGCAATGGCCTTGGCCTGCTTGAGGAACGGCGCGATGTAAACGAAGAACCCGAGGTCCAGCTTGAAGGACAGGGCGTCGTCGACGAGTTGCGCAATGGCGGCCTCGGTCTTGCCGGCGCGGCGGTGCAGGGCGAACACGTTGAAGCGCTTGCGCTCCTCGTGAACCTGGCGTTGCCAGTCCCGCGGGTAATAGCCGAGGTTTACGACGGGCGAATTATCTTGCACGGGCCGCCCACTTCCTCGGCTGTTTCACGAGAATAAGGCTGTCGCGATGGTAGATACGGGCCTGGCAGTCGGAGCGCTCGCACACAACGGCCGAGTGCCCAGCGTCGAGGAAGCCGACGACGAGGAAGTGCGCGCCGCTGTTCTTGTGCTTCACGACAGCGCCGAAAGGCACAGGGTTATGGGTTAGGAAGCTCACGCAAATTCGCTGAAATCATCAGCAGGCTTGGGCTTGCTGGGTACGCCCGTAACCACGGTCAGCGCGACAGCAGCGTCCAGGTTGCCCTCCAGTTTCGTGGGTATGAGCTTGGTCGCCATCCTGTAGAACTCGGTTGGGTTCTTCATCGCCCAATCCTCCAGGCTGATGCCGGGGATGTTGTATTTGTTCTCCTGCAGCGCATGGAATGCATGCTCAAACGCTTCCTTGACGGTGCGGTTCAGCCTGTTCATTCCGCCAGGTTTGCGCCCCGGCTTGCCCTTCTCTGCTGCCTGTTCAGTCATGGGGTTGAGGGCGGCCGAAGCCGCCCCGTTTCCTCTTACTTGCCGATCACAACGCTGGTCTTGCGACGCAGGGTAGCCCACGCTGCATAGAGGCCGATCGCCTGCATGACGACGCCGACGAGGTCGTCCTTGTTCGCGTTCACGAAGGTTGCGACCGTGTTCACAAGCTCGCCGTCCGAGACGGACTGAGCCATGCCCAGGGCGAACGACAGGATAGCGGCCCACATGGAGTTGGACTGCCACCACTGTTTTTCTTCAACGGGCGTTTCGAGGTTGGTTTCTTCCAGGGCGGGCATAGCGACGGGTTCCTTAGTTGATGACAGGGGCGCCGGTTTCAGGGTCGGTTCCGACACTGACAGGGGCTGCGGGTTGCTCGACGACGGGCTCGGCAGGGGCTGCGGGCTCGCTGACGACTGGTTGTTCAACAACGGGTTCGGCGGGCTGCTCGACAGCGGGTTCAGCGGCGGGTTCAGCAACCGGAGCTGCAGGCTCGGGGGCAGGCTCGACAGGAAGCGGTTCTGCAACGGGCTGCTCCGGGGCTACAGGCGGCTCGACAGGAGCCGGGACGGGTTCGACCGGGACAGGAGCCGGTTCAACAGGAACGGGCTCAGGGGCCGGTGCAGGCTCGACTGGCGCCGGTTCTACAGGCTCGGGGAGCACAGGCTCGACGGGCACGAGGACAGGCGGCGGTTCGACCGGGGCAGGGACAGGCTCAACGACCGAGGGTGCCGGTTCGGGCTGGGGCGCCGGTTCGATGGGGGCAGGAGCTGGCTCTACGGGAGCAGGCTCAACCGGAAAAGGGACGGACGGGGCTGCCGGCGCCTCCTGCGAGCCGAGCGTCACGGACGCGGCGCGCACGGTCGCCAGGTAGCCGTCGATCACGGCGACCGCAGCAGCGGCCTCTGCCTGGATCTGGGCCTTGGCGTCGACGAGGGCGACGCGCTGTGCTTCGGCCTCGACGAGGGCTTGCTTGACGGCTGCGTCACGGGCGAGCGCTTCGGACACGATCGCGGAGGCGTCGGCCTTGACCTCGGAGAGGTTGGTGTTGAGTTCTTCGGACATGGCGGGCGGCTCCTCGATGTGGAAGTGCGAAGCCTACACCAGTCTGGCTTGTGTCTCCACCACGCGAGCTTGAATCGAAAACGCCTCGCCCTGTACTGGGGCGAGGCGTTTCTTTTCCGGGACCGAGCCAGTCTTAGCTAGTGACCAACAAATCCCAAACCTGCGGCGCTCTAACCTGCCTGAGCTACATTCCGGGTTCGACCCAGACGACCGGATTTGAACCGGGGACCTCCGCCATGTGGCGCTCTGCCAATTGAGCTACAGTCAAAAGCTAATTCAACCGGAAGGGATCGAACCTTCAACCTCCACTGTCCGAACCTTTGCACAACCCCACCATGTCGTCAACGGTGGATTTTGAAATGGGCGATGCCCTTGGCGACGGCCGGCGTGACCTCGAACTTTTCCGCCAGGGTTTCGTAGGACCACAAGCCGGTTTCCCACAGCGATCGGAGCAGTTCGACCTCGCTGGGGCGTAACAGGTCATCGCTTGTTGAATGAGGCAGACTTGAGGCAGGTGCTCGGCGGCGCCGCCGACCAGCCATTCCGCCAGTGCTTCGGGAGGCTCTTGTCGATTTCTGCAAGTTGTCCCTCATTTGGCCGGACCCACAAAACCCACACTACGGGCCCCCCTAAAGGGGGGTCCCTCGCGTGTGGGTGTGTTTGTGGGTTTGGGTCGTACCCACAAAACCCACATTGTGGGTCTGTTGTGGGTTTTGTGGGTACGTTTCAGCGACGCGAAAACAGCCATTACTCACCCCTCCTTGTTGGGTTTTACGGACACAGTTTTGCCTTGAACGACCAGCCAACCGTCCATGACCAGGTTCTCGAAAGCCCTCCGGGCCATCTCCCGGCGCCGGTCAACGCCGTTCGGATCGGCCGGAACAACCTGCATCGCCCGGTCCAGAACGAGGGCAATCGGCACCGCTCCGTCACACAAATCGAGGTTGTCCTGGACTGTATCCCAGACCACCAACTGCCATCTGCCCTTAGGGATACCGCGCGGTTTTGTCGCAGCCATTTCGACCCATTGCACCACGCAAGACGTGATCGGGTCGCCGTCGCTATCCTGCCCAAGCTCGACCGTGTTCAGGCGGAAAGCGAACTGCCCGCCATCCTCGCCATCCTTCTGCTTGGACACACGGAGCACCCGGTCATCGCCCTCGCGGGTGATCTCCAGTTCACAATCCATGGCGGCCTTGATCCCCGACCAGCCCCGCGCGCCGCGGGTTGCGTCCTTGCCCGAGTGGTGGACGAGGACGACCATGGCGCCGGTCATCGCGTGCAGCTCCTGGCAGCGGACCAGGACCTTGCCCATGTCCTCGCCGCTGTTCTCGTCGCCGCCGGCCGTGACCTGCGCCAGCGTGTCCAGGACGACAACGTCGGCCCCGCCCGAGGCGTTGATCTGGTTGGCGAGGAGCTTGTGGTCCTCCTTAAGAAAGTTCGGCCGGTCGGCGACAACCCCGAATGGTAGAGCGGCCAGGTCCACGCCGAAGTGCTGGCCGTAGGCTCTGGCCCGGTTGCGCATGCCGCCGGCGCCCTCGGCCGCCACATACACAACCCGGCCCTGCCGGACGCGCTTGCCGTTCCACGGCTCACCCCTGGCGATAGCGGCGCACATATCGAACACCTCGAACGACTTGCCCGAGCCCGACTCGCCATAGACACAGCCGAGGCCGGCGGCGGGCAGCACGCCCTTGATGATCCACTGGGGGGAGGGGCCTTCGGAGAACGAGCCGACCGGAACCACCTCGAACTTCGGGCGTTTGATCGGTTCTGGTAGCTGGGTCAGGTCGTCGAAGTCGTCGGCGCTGACACCTCCCGACATGGAGATCAGGCTTTGGACAGTGACGGGTCGGCCCTTGTAGTTCCCAAAGCTGTTCCAGTGGCCGGCGAGATCCGCGCGACTCTTGTACTTGCTGCCGCCAGCGCTCCACTCGTCCCAGAGATCCAGGCCCCATTCGGCGCCCTCCGTCTCATGGTGGAGAGCTGCACACACCTTGGTCCACTCGTGGTAGTCACAGTCAGGATCAAGCCGCGAGAGCATCCCGCGAAGGCGGTCAGCAGCCAACCCCTTGGGCGCCGCATTCGTCGACGGAAGGGGAGTGGCGGCAAGGCTGCGCCACAAAGCGAGAAGCCCCTCGGGTAGGGGCGGGAGGACAGACCAATGGCCTGCAAGGTCGTCGCCATACTCCCAGGTGTAGGGCTTCTGGGTCACAGGATGGATGGAGGGGGGCAGCACGTCCTGCACCGTGTAGCCTGTCCTGGCGGCGCAGCGGAGTTCAAGGCCCGACTCGCGCGGGCGTTGCGAGATCAGCGAGAGAGGGTCGACGCCATCAGGAATGCGGTAGAGAAGCTTCGCGCGATTGGGGCGGCCGGAAGAGATCCTGACAGCGTCCGAGGCGTCCAGCAGGGCCTGGCCGTCGAGGCCGGCGGCGGTCAGGTAGGGCAGGGCGAGCTGCAGGTCGTCGAGATCAAGCGCGCAAGTGCCTGAGAGGGCGTGGCATAGCCCCATGTTCTGCGTGAAGTGCTCGGCCTCCTCGGGGTCACGGGTGACGTTCTGGGGGTGGTTCCAGTCTGGATGCTGCGGCCCCTTGCGATCTGCAGGGAACTCGACAAGCGACCAGCCCTGCGCCGCGTAGGCGCGAGCTGCTTCTGAGATTTTCATAGGGCCTCTACTGTAGGGCGATCAGAGCGAACGCCAAAACGGCGCAGATTACTGCGCCGTAAAAGAAAGCTGCCTCGGGGTTATTTTGAATCCAGCGCATCGCCATCCCCCACCAGTTCCGTAATCCGCGCTCTCAGTTCCACGAAACCGTGTTCCCCGAACGCATTCAAAGCCGTGCGCGATTCACACAGCAGCTCCAGGCATTGTTCCAACACGGCGTGCTGGGCCTCGACCCGTGCGCGAAAAGCGTCGCGCTCCGTGATGGCGCGGGCTGCGATCTCTCGCAGCCCCTTGTTATCGGCGCGGGCCTTGAGGTCGACGAATTTACCGTTGAGATTGAGGCTGGGCATCAGCGGTCCTCCACGATCAGGGGCTGCGGCGCGTTTTGCAGCGCAGCTTGGTCCACCAAGTATTTGGTAACGTCGTCGAGACGTCGCTCTGCGACCAAGGTTCGGCGCGCGAGCATATACTTCTCGAACCAGTCTTGGCTTTCCCTTCGCAGGCGGGACACCTCCCGGTCTGCAGCCTCCGCGTAAGCCAACCCAGCCTGTTTGAGTTTTACGATCTCGGCCTCAAGGGCCGCTACTTTCCGCCTGTTGAACATCAGATGAACTCCCCATTGCGCCACTCGCGGTAGACCGTGCGGCCTCGGTAGGGTTCGACGCACTCCAAACACACCACAAGCAGGTGTTCCTCGGTGCTTATAGGCGCCGAGAACTCAGCCTTATCCGATACTGAGGATAGTTTAGGCACCTCGCGGCGCCGCTCGCGCTCCTCGTAAACCGGCAGGCCGTAAAGCTCATACTTCGCACCGTTGCGATGCGCTGGTGTGAAGTACATCTGCATATCCATGTCGTGCGAAAACGCACGAATGGCGGCCGGGGAGAGGCGCCACATACAGGGGTCAAGTCGGTCCTGTTTGGCGCGGTAGAACACTTCGGAAGTAATCTCGACGTAGACCGGGTCGGCAGGTTTCGCTGGCTTTCCCATTAGTCACCCAACAGGTCAGTGATTTCAGCGAGCAAAACGGAGACCCGAGCCGTCGCCGGATGCGTCGACAGCGCCTCGCGCGACCGTTTCAACAGCCCCCGCGACTTCTCCAGGGCCACGTCAGCCTGCTGGAGCAGTTCGCGAATCTCGGGGGCTACAACCTGCTGTTTATTCAAGGCTTGCTGCTCTTGGCTGCAGGTGCGGCACAAGCCGGGACCTCCACAGCGGGCCTTCACCCCGTCAGAACGGGGCACAACCCAACCGTGGCCGAAGTACCCGCTGCGCAGGTTCATTTGCACGGCCCCTTGGTACTGAACTGGACCTTCCAAAAGCTCCTTAGCCCTTCGGGTTGCCTCCGCAGTCTCCGCGATACCGTCCGCCAATCCGTTAAGCACGTCCATTCAGTCCTCCTTCATTCCCGTATCAACAAATCCCGCAGTCGCGGGTCGATCAGTTCTGCACGCTCGACGCCGAACTCGGCTTCGATCTCCACGATGCGTTCAACCGGGACGTAGCCCCGTTTCTCCCACTCGCTGACGGCCTGCTGGGACACGCCCAGATGGTCGCCGAGCGCCTTCTGCGAGCCCGCGATCGTGATAGCCTTTTGTATTCCGGTCATTTCTGCCCACGGTATGTAATTTTGCGCCTCGAATTTCATTGTACGTCCGTCCTTGGTAGCCATCTGTCGCCTCTCCAGCTTTTCTGGTTAATACGACAAACAACGACTTGTGGGCGGCGTAGGTTCCTTAGCGTAAGCTATACGCGTTGCATTTTTGCCGCTTGCGCTAGCCAATGCCGAGAGCGTAAAGCCCGAAGCCGCCGGCCAGGACCGCGAAGAACGAGACGCCCATAACAAAGGACAGGGGATCTTCGCGCAGCCATTTGCGCCGCGAATACCGGACCACGAGGCCCAGGCCGAGCACCAGGTAGAGAGCTGCAGCAATCGCAGCCAGTGTTTGCGGGGTCGTCATCCAACCGTCCTCCTTCAGGAGTGTTAAGCGTCCCACAAGTTCGGCTTGTGGGTCAATAGCATTTATTTTCGGGAACCGGATTGACTTGGTTTCGGTTGTCGTGTTTGGGTACAAGTCGAAGGTTGTTGGAGGACAGCAAGTGACGGTTGAAATCAAATCGCTCTTTACCGGAGCAGTTCTTAAGACAGTTGACGGCGCCAACCTGCGCGGCGCCGACCTGCACGGCGCCGACCTGCACGGCGCCGACCTGCACGGCGCCGACCTGTACGACGCCGACCTGCGCAGCGCCAACCTGCGCGGCGCCAACCTGCGCGGCGCCAACCTGTACGACGCCGACCTGCGCAGCGCCAACCTGCGCGGCGCCAACCTGCGCAGCGCCGACCTGTACGGCGCCAACCTGCGCGGCGCCGACCTGCGCGGCGCCGACCTGCACGGCGCCGACCTGCAAGGCGCCGACCTGCACGGCGCCGACCTGTACGGCGCCGACGACGCGAAACAAATCGCGGAGAAGTTGGTCGCTTCGGTTACGCGCAGCGACGGCTACGAGTTCTTCACATTCACTCTGCAGAATGGCGAACCCCACATACTGGCGGGCTGCCGCTGGTTCACGATCGCCGAGTTCCGCGCGCATGCCGAGGAGACATACCCCGGCACCGCCAAGCAAGTCGAGACTAACCAGATCCTCGACTTCCTTACTCTGCGGCTCGCTGCACAGTGAACATCCGCGTTCGCCACATCGCCGCAATCACATTCTTCGGGCTGCTCGCCGGCCTGTTTCTTTCGCTGCTCGTTTCGACGCGCAGCCTGTTTTAACCTGATGGAGGACTAAGCCTATGAACACTGCTGGAGAAACGATCGGCCAATACGTGCCGAGCGACTACTACAAGCGCCAGACAGCGCTGCACCACTCGAACGGCGACCTGACCAAGGCCCGCGAAATCTACGCCTTCCTGATCGAAGGCGCCGACACCTCGTCCGGCCCGGTCGCCGAGGCCGTGAAGGCCCCCAAGAAAGAGACGAAAGGCAAGACGACTGCCGACACCAAGCTCGAAACGGCCGGTGTGCGCGAGCAGGTCGAGGAAGCCAAGACCGAGGCCGTTCTTGATTACGCCAAGGACGTGCAACCCGTCGTCCTCAAGGCCGGCGCCCACAACCGCGCAGCGACACTCAAGCTGATTAGCGACCTCGGCGCGGGCCACGCCAAGGACGTGGCCGTCGAGAAGCGCGCCGAGCTGGTCGCGGGCTGCGAGAAGATCCTGGAGGCAGCGGCCAATGCTTAAGATCGAGGATCTGAAAGCAGGAATGGTTCTCCGGGACCGTGCCGGCGACACCTACGACGTGCAGGCTGTTCTTGAACGGCACTACATGGTGGCGGGCCAGTGGACCATAAAAGGCAAGCTCCAACCACCCTGCCTTTGCGAGATGGAAGATCTCGCTGCTCTGGGCGCCGAGATCCAGAAACCGAAGCTGGTTCGCTACGTCAACGTCTATTCGGACATCGCTAATTACGCGCCTCCGAAAACGGTGGACGAGGCCGACGCCGAAAACGACGGCGGCAACCGGGTCGCCCGCGTCCGTATCGAGTTCGAGGAAGGCCAGTTCGATGACTGAGGAAGCGGCACACGCCAAGCTCAGTCCCTCCGGGGCCGAGAAGATCATCGCCTGCCCCGGCTCGCTGGCTATGGAGGAGGACTACCCAGATACCTCCTCCAAGTTCGCGGACGAGGGCACGGCTGCCCACACACTGGCGTCCTGGGTCCTGGAGGGCAATCACCCGTCAACCGAGGCGTTCCTCGGTCGGCGGATCGAGGTTAGCCCGTCCTACACCCACGAAGTCGACAAGGAGATGTGCGAGGAAGTCCAGAAATACGTGGACTTCGTGCGAGGCTGCGCGACCAACGGCATGACGCTGCTGGTTGAGCAGAAGGTCAACTTCTCGCGGAGCATCGGCGTTGACGACGCTCTGGCGTGGGGCACTTCCGACGCCATTCTCGTTGGCGAGGGCCGGGTCATCATCGGCGACTTGAAGTACGGCCGCGGCGTTCGTGTCATGGCCGCCGACAACAAGCAGATGAAGACCTACGCCCTCGGCGTCCTCGACACCTTCGACATGGTGTTCGACTTCAAGGACACCGACCAGGTCACGCTGTTCATCCACCAGCCCCGCCTCAACCATGTCGACGTGTGGCCTGCCGCCGGCGACCCGCCCGTTACCGTCGCCGACATCCGCGCCTTCGCCAAGGAGTGGGCCACGGCCGCGATCGACGTGGCCGCGGCGTTCCGCGCCAAGGCCGGTGGTTACAAGACGGTCAAGATGGAAGCCTACCTGCACCCCACAACCAAAGGTTGCATGTGGTGCAAGGCGAAGGCGAACTGCCCGGCGCTGCAGGACTTCGTGCAGGAAACGGTCGGCATGCAGTTCGAGGATCTGACGGCCGGTAACACCGCGGACCCTCGGTTCGTTGTCGCCGAGATGGGCGACAACTCCCTGCCCGCCGCCATGGCCGCCATCGACCTTATCGAGGACTTCTGCACGGCAGTCCGCGCCGAGGTCGAACGCCGTCTGCTCGGGGGCCGCAAGGTCAACGGGTACAAGCTGGTGGAAGGCAAGCGCGGCAACCGGGCCTGGACTGACGAGAAGGCGGCCGAGAAGCTGCTCAAGGAGTCCTTCCGGTTGCCGCAGGACGACATCTACACCAAGAAACTGATAACGGCGCCGGCCGCTGTCAAACTGCTCAAGGGCAGCGAGAAGCGACTGGAGAAAGTACAGGCCCTGATCGGCCAGGCAGACGGCAAGCCGTCGGTCGCGCCGGTCGACGACCCCCGCAAAGAGTGGACGCCTATGGCGTTCGAGGACGTGAGCACAACGGAGGCTAGTTTCGCATGAACTGGAGCTTTGGCGTATGGGTGATCCCCTTTCGTTGGCGGCTTGAGGCGCACCGCTACCTCACGCTGGACTGCGCGCACGTTCAAGTTGGCCCGTTCTGTTTCGCCATAGATTGGGGCGGCAACAAATGACCAAAACCCCCGGCCTACTCCCCCAGAGCTGCCGGGATGAACTCGCCCGCGCCATGCTAATCCCCGATCGTAACCAGCGGCTCGACGCGATCGACAAGGCAAGAGAACGAGCCGCTTACAACAACCCATCCCTGTTCAAGGAAACCAGTTCAATGCAAGTCAAACTCAAAAATGTCCGCCTCGCCTTCGGCGATGGCCTGTGGGAAGCCAAGACGGTGCAGGGCGAGGGCAAACCCGCCTTCTCGTGCTCCTTCCTGTTGACGCCGGATCACCCGCAGCTTGAGGAGATCCGCGACGCCATGAAGGCGGTTGCCAAAGAGAAGTGGGGCGCCAAGGCCCAGGAAGTCTACGGCCTGCTGTCGAAACAGGACCGCCTGGCGCTGCACGACGGCGACAACAAGGCCAACTACGACGGCTACCCCGGCAACTTCTTTATCTCGGCCCGCAATGCCGCGCGCCCCACGGTCGTCAACAAGGACCGCTCCGCGCTCACGCAGTCGGACGGCGTCGTCTACTCGGGCTGCTACGTCAACGCCATCGTCGACTTCTGGGCGATGGACAACAAGTACGGCAAACGCCTGTGCTGCTCGCTCAGCGGCGTGCAGTTCTATGCCGACGGCGATTCGTTCTCTGGCGCCACCATGGCGACGGCGGATGATTTCGACGACCTGGGCGCCGATGCCGGCGCTTCGGGTGCAAAAGCTGACGCTTGGTAGGAGGCAGACACATGGATTTCGGAGACGCAATTCGCTGCCTAAAGCAGGGCGAGAAGCTGGCGCGTGAGGGCTGGAACGGCAAGAGCATGTTCATTGTGCTCATGCCGGCGCTGTACCTGCCGCCGTACAACACCCAAGAGCCTGGCGCCAAGGTCAACGACCGCACCGCCAAACATATCGGCTACGACACGCCGCTCGACTCGCAACCCTACTTTGCGATGAAGACGGCAACCGGGCAATGGCAACCCGGTTGGCTCGCGTCGCAAGCCGACATGCTCGCTGATGATTGGAGGATTGTCGGCAAATGATCCACAAGCCTCGCAACAAGGCCCACGTTCAACGCATGGCGCGGAAACGCGCCATGCAACTAGCCCGCACCGCGAACTGCTCACCGTTCGGCCGCAAGCTGGTCTGGACACCCATGCGGATGCCAGATGGCACGACCAAGCGCGTGCAGGTTGGCGTCGAACGCACCGACGAGCAGGGCGATTACCGCGCGAAACACTGGAACAAGGAACAAGCCCATGGGTGAACCGGGGGTCGGCCACAACTCCGGCGATGAACTCGCCGCACAACTGACCCAGGCTGCGCGCGAGAAGCTGCGCCAGACCGTGTCGAAAATCGAGAAGCTGGAGGAGGAGAAAGCCGAAGTCTCCGGCCAGATCAAGGACACCTACCAGGAAGCCAAGTCGATGGGGTACGATGTGAAAGCGTTGCGCAACGTCGTCAGGCTTCGCAAGAAAGACCGCCAGACGCGCGAAGAGGAAGAGGCAATCCTCGACACCTACATGCTCGCGCTCGGCGAAATTTAGAGGGAGATCGTGCCTCTCAACCGCCCGGCAGGCTTGGGCGGCCACACAAGACCGGGCTTCGGGGCGTGTGCCCTAGACATGGCGGGATCTCCCTTCGGTGCGAGCCGGGTCATAACCACCGCCAAAGTCCGGTAAGCCTGCCTTAGCTTTTGAACAGGAGAACAGGGACGTGAAGTACGAGGTTTACCAGGACAGCACGGACGAGTGGCGCTGGCGCGCACGCGCCAGGAATGGGCGCATCGTAGCCGACTCGGGCGAGAGCTATCAGCGCCGCGCCGGCGCGTACAAGGCGGCCAAGCGTTGCTGGGAAATGAACCAGTCAATGCACTTTGTGGTGGAGGTGTAGATGTCCCCGGAATTGGTACTTGGCGTCTATATCGTCGGTGTCATGCTGTGGTCGTTTGTCGCCGGATTGCTCGGCGGCGAGGGGGAAGGTTTAACACCGTTCGGCGTGCTGTGGCCGATGTTCGCGATAGCGGCAGTCTGCGCCCTGCCCCTCCTCGGCCCGTACTACTTGGCCCGCTGGATCAAGAGGAAACCAACATGACCGAGCAGGATCTCAAACCCTGGGACGCCGCGTACACTGACGCCTACGGCCCGACCTACAGCACCAAGAAAGCCCCGGCGTTAAGCCGGGTGCCGCGGGGGCATTGGCGCAACACGTTTCGTATTACCGGGCTAACCGACGCTAGCCAGGGCGAGTGGGCGGATGGTGTTTGGGAACATCTGGGCGGAGAATATTGGCGCGATCCTGACAAGTTCGTAAGTCGCGAAATGGCGGAACAAGGGATGCTAGAAACTCTAGCGGCCTACAAAAACGCACCTAACCATTTCTACGAGCCCACCTGGATAGACTCCGAGTTCTTCCCGATCACATGACCGTCCTTTTTTTAGACACAGAAACCTGGAGCGAGACGCCGATCACCCACGGCACGGCAAAATACGCCGAATCCGCCGAGGTCATGATCGCCACCTATGCGTTCGACGACGGCCCGGTGGAAACACTGGAATTTCCGGCGCGCGGCGATATCGAGGAGCTTGTTATGTTTGCCGACGAGGTCGTCATTCATAACAGCTTCTTCGATCGCACCGTCATCCGCCACGCGCTCGGCATCGACATTCCCACGTCCAAGATATTCGACACCATGGCGTGCGCCCTGTCGCACTCCCTGCCCGGCGCCCTCGGCACGCTGTGCGCCGTTATGGGCGTCAGCGCGGACGAGGCCAAGGACAAGTCCGGCCGCGAACTGATTCATTTATTTTGTAAGCCCCGGCCTAAAACATCCAAGCTGCGCCGCGCCACCAAGGCGACACACCCGACCGAATGGGCGCAGTTCCTGAAATATGCCGGCTCCGACATTCTGGCGATGCGAGCGCTCTACAAGAAACTGCCCCGCTGGAACTACGATATGGGCAAGCCCGAACACGCCCTATGGCAGCTTGACCAGGCGATAAACGATCGGGGGATTGCCGTCGACATCGACCTCGCCCACGCCGCCATCCTCGCCGTGAAGTCCGAGAAGGACGAGCTGGCCTATCGCGTGCAAGAGATGACCCGCGGCGACGTGCAGGCCGCAACGCAGCGCGCCGCCATGCTGGAGCACATTCTCAAGGAGTACGGGATCACCCTGCCCGACCTGCAGAAGGGCACGCTGGAGCGCCGCATCGCTGACGAGAGCCTGCCCGAGCCGGTGCGCGAGCTGCTGCGCATCCGTCTGCAAGCCTCCACCACGTCCACCAGCAAGTACACGGCGCTGGTCAAGGGCGCCAGCAGCGACGGCAGACTGCGCGGCACGCTCCAGTATTGCGGGGCTGCGCGCACGGGCCGCTGGGCTGGTCGCCTGTTCCAACCCCAGAACCTGCCGCGCACGCCCGACAGCTACGACGAGGTCCAGCAGGAGGCCGAGATCGCGGCCTTCAAGCAGGGCGTTGCCGAGTTCGCCATCGCCAACGTGATCGAGGCGGCGACGTTCGCGATCCGGGGCTCCATGGTGGCGTCAGAGGGCAAGCGCCTCGCCGTCGCCGACTTGTCGAACATCGAGGGCCGGGTGTTGGCCTGGCTCGCAGGCGAGACGTGGAAGCTGCAGGCGTTCCGGGATTACGACGAGGGCCGCGGGCCGGATCTCTACAAGGTCACGGCAGGACGCATCCTGAACAAGCCTTCAAGCGAGGTCACGAAGGACGAGCGCCAGACAAGTGGTAAGGTTCCAGAACTCGCGTGCGGCTATCAAGGCGCCGCCGGCGCCTTCGCCTCCATGGCCCAACTCTACGGCCTTAGTCTGTCCAAGGACGAGGTCGTCAAGATCGTCAAGCAATGGCGCAAGGCCCACCCGGCAACCGTGAAATTCTGGTACGGGCTGGAGGACGCCGCGCGCAACGCGGTCAACAACCAGGGGCAGGTCTTCTCGTTCGGGCGTATCGACTTCCGCCGCGAGGGAGCGTGGTTACGCATGCGTCTGCCGTCTGGGCGGGTGCTGTGCTACCCCTCGCCCCGGATCGAGGACTGCAAGTCGCCCTGCCCCAAGTGCAACGGCGACGGAGTCGTGTTTCCCGACGGAGTCAGCCCCGCAACATTCTTGCCGAGCGACGATCAGCACGCGATCAAGTGCTCCAAGTGCAACGGATCGGGCCACGTCTGGCGGTCCCAGCTCACCTACATGGGTATCAACCAGTACACCCGGAAATGGGATCGCATCAAAACCTATGGCGGCAAGCTGGCCGAGAACGCCACGCAGGCGACAGCGCGGGACGTGATCGCCTGCGGCATGCGCGCCGCTACGGAAGTCGGGTTCGAGATGCTGCTCTCGGTCCACGACGAGAACATTACCGAGGTTCCCAAGACCAGCAACTTGAACTCGGGCGTGTTGTGCGAGTGCCTGACAGGCGCGCACGGCCATCTGGAATGGACGAAAGGCTTGCCACTGGCGGCGGCCGGATTTGATTCGGAGAGGTATAGGAAATGATAGAGCGGAACGCCATAAAGTGCCGGAGCTGCGGAGACGAAATAGAAAGCACGCACCGCCACGATTTTAAAACGTGCAGTTGCGGCAAGGTGGCCGTGGACGGCGGCAAGGAATACCTGCGGCGTCTGTTTCCCAGCGGAGCGCCGCTTGACCATTTCGAGGAGTTGTCAGTTGAAACCTGACCAGCCCCTGTTCCTCGCCCGCAAGCTCGAATCACTGGCGAAGTGGTTCGAACCCAACGACTACCAGAAACAAGCCGGGCGCATGCGCTTCCTGATCGCGACGACAGACGCCGAGCAAGCCGTCGCCCTGCTCAAGGAAGCGTGCGAGCAGATGGAGCGCTACCAGCGTCTGCTCGCGTCAACTGCGAAAGCGGCCCCCGTGGGTAAACCCAGAGGGCCGCGTCCTAAGGTAACTGCGGAGGAGATGGCCGAGTGAGCGACCCGACAGGGGACTATTACAAGTACGCGTACAATCACCGGGCCGCCTACACCCCAAAGCGTCTCGTCGCCACATCCTCCGACGAGGTGTGGGACGAGACGCGCGGGGAGTTTGTCTTACCGGACTACGCGAAGGTGCGCGCCCCGCAACCGCAGCAGCTCAAGTTCTTCCGCCGCTGTTACCGTGCCATCGGGTATGGTCTTAACTGGCTTGGCGCGCTTTACGTGGCGGGCTGCTGCCTTTTTGGAACGGGCTTTCTCTGCTTCCAGCTTGCGCGCCTCGTGGCGAGCGCTGTGTTCCAGGCCGAAGATACCGGCCGCTAGGACCAGGTCGAGCAGGGCGCCGAACACCAGGACATAGACGCTCTCGACGACACTGTGGTAGGGCGCAACCATAAGTTGTTTCTTATCGACGACGCCCTCTGCAATACGAATTTCCCTATCAGCGCGGTCGAGCTTGTCGGTGTAGCGCTTGTCGGCCTGCGCGCGGGTGTTGAGGCAGGGCTGGCAGGTGATGACCTCGGGCTCGATCGCGTCGCGCTTGGCCTGCAGCGCCACCACACGGGCCTTGGCGGCAGCGACTTCTGCCAGGGGGGCGGCTTGCGCCTTCTCGTGGGCGGCCTTGCGGGGGGCCTCGATAAGCGTCTCGTTGGCGTGCTCGGTCGAGTAGGCGGTCCAACCCATGAACAGAGCGGCGGGGAGGATGAACACGACCGAGAGCTTGTGGCGGCCGAGCTGACCGGCGCAGATCGGCACGACAAAGGCGGCGGCGCCGGCCAGTGTAGCCAGCGGGAGACGCTGCCACAGGTCGCCGGGTCCGAGCATCCAGCCAAGTACACCGAACGCGCCGACTGCTATGGATACTGCGATGAAGACTAGACGACCGACAAGGAACGTCTTGGGCTTTGCTTTTTTGTGCTTCCGTCTCATGATGAATACTCCTTCAATGCTTGAAGTACTTCACAAGTACTCGCTTGTAAAGGGCAGTTGAAAATAAATCTTGACAGGGTGCGCGTTACAAGGCGTTGTTGTGAGGAAGGTTCGGAGGGCGCGTTGCAGTATTTCGGCGGCAAACACAGAGTGGCGGAAAAACTGGTTGCTTTTATGCAGCCGTTTATCGACCGCGCAGACGCCTACGTGGAGCCGTTCGTAGGGGGCGCCAACATCCTCCGGCGCGTAAAGCACCCCAACCGCTACGCCTCTGACGCTAACGCGCACCTGATCTGCCTGTACCAAGCCTTGCAGCAAGGCTGGGAGCCGCCGGCAAACCTATCCGCGGACGAGTACAAAGCCTTGCGAAACGAACCTGTAGGCAACCCGCTCGTTGCTTTCGCCGGCTTCGGCTGTTCGTTCGCGGGGAAGTGGTTCGGCGGCTACGCGAAAGACGACGGGCAGCGGCGCTATGCTAGCGCCGCCCGAAATGTCTTGCTCAAGAAAGCGGAAGACACGCAAGGCGCTAAGTTTTCAGCGGCCGGCTACGCCGACGTAGTCGTGCCGAGCCGTGCGGTAGTGTACTGCGACCCTCCATACGCCGGGACAACTGGCTATTGCGGGGTGCCGGGCTCGTTTGACTCCGCAAAGTTCTGGGAGTGGGTGCGCGAGATAACCCGCCTAGGCGCTACCGTATTCGTCAGCGAGTACACCGCGCCGGGTGATTTCATAGAAGTTCTCAGCATCGCCACCAAGACGGAGATCCGCACGTCCGCTAACGGGCGCGAGGACCGCGTCGAACGGCTGTTCACCTACAGCGAGTTCGCCTAATGCTTGAACGTAAAGTCTCTGCCTACCTCAACAAGCGCGTCAAGGAACTCGGCGGCGAGATCCGCCGAGTTCAGTGGATCGGGCGCCGCAACGCGCCCGACAAGCTGGTCATGTTGCCCGGCGCGCACGCCTATGTGGAGGAGAAGCGGACGGGGGCTGACGCCGAGGCCGCGCAGAAGCGGGAGCACCAGAGAATGGCGAAGGCGGGGATGTGGGTGCGGGTTGTTGACAGCGTCGAGGATGTGGACCGGCTGCTGTCTCGGCTCGCTGCGGAGACTGAGTTGGCCGCTCGTCCGTCGCGGGTAGGCTCGTGGTAAAGCTCCGCGATCCCCTCTCCCAAATCCTGGAGGACGCCGAGGACAACGACGCGGACACCTTCGCGCCGCTGGATCTGGACGGCCTGCACCTGTTCGTGCCGGTGAAAGTGCAGGCGGCGCGGGTACGGCGCAAGGTGACGCGGAGGCGGAAGAAATGACCGAGTTAATAGCTGTTTGCACGGCCAAAAAACACACAGCGAGCGGCCCTAAAAAGAACGGCGGCCGTTGGTGGAACCCTGACGTGTACCATCTGCGCCGTTCCGGTATGACCACGTATTGCGGCCGGGATCTTACGGAGTGGCTGACAATCGGGCCAATCGAAAAGATAGACCACAACTGCTGCGCCCGGTGCGCTAAAGCCGTCGGCCTCGCTTGAGCAAGCCCCTTCTCCTGCACCCCTACCAGCGTGAGATCGTCGCCCACCAATGCGACGTGGCCCGCGGCGCCACGTTCGCAGGCATGGGCACGGGCAAGACGAGCTCGACGCTCACCACGATCGACACGCTGCAATGGGAGGGCTTCGGCCCCGCCCTCGTGTTGGCCCCGCTGCGCGTGGCCCAGAGCACCTGGCCCGACGAGGCGGCGAAGTGGGACCAGCTTTCGCACATGGAAATACAACCTATAGTTGGGGATGTGCGGGCGCGCGAACGCGCCCTGCGCAACTCCAACGCCTCCGTGTTCACGATGAACTACGAGAACCTACCATGGTTGAAGGAGCACGTTGGCGATGACTGGAAGTTCCCTATTGTGGTTCCAGACGAGGCCACCAGGCTCAAAGGATTCCGAACTCGCCAAGGCGCTTCACGTCCCCGAGCCTTGGCGAAGATCGCGCACACCAAGGTCCAGCGCTGGATCAATCTCACTGGAACGCCTGCCCCCAACGGTATCGCTGACCTGTGGGGACCTACATGGTTTCTCGACGCCGGCGAACGACTCGGCCGATCCTTCTCTGCCTTTACAGAGCGCTGGTTTCGGCCGGATTACTCTGGCTTCGGCGTAATCCCCCTGCCCCACGCGCGGGCCGAGATCGAGGCGCTGCTCGCCGACATCTGCCTGACAGTACAAGGTTTGCCTGTGGACAAGCCGATCGAGAACGTCATACACGTCGACCTACCGGGCCGGGCGCGGGCGCTCTACCAGGATATGGAGAATACATATTTCGCCCTGCTCAGGGCGGACACCGAGGTTGAGGCGTTCAACGCCGCGGCCCGATCGCAGAAGCTGCTGCAGTTCGCAAGCGGCGCGGTCTACACAGACGACAAAGGGGCCTGGAGTGAAGTCCACGACGCGAAAATCAAGGCGCTCGAAAGCGTGGTGGAGGAAGCTGCCGGGATGCCCGTCCTCGTGGCCTATCACTTCCGAAGTGATCTTGCCCGACTGCAGGACGCGTTTCCGAAGGCACGGACGCTGGACGCTGATCCACGTACAATACGCGAATGGAACGCGGGTAAGATCCCTATATTACTCGCACACCCTGCGTCTGCGGGCCACGGGCTCAACCTCCAGGACGGGGGCAACATCTTAGCGTTCTTCTCGGTCGACTGGAACCTGGAGCACCACGACCAGATCATCGAGCGCATAGGCCCGATGCGGCAGAAGCAGGCTGGGCACAACCGGCCCGTGTTCATCCATTACATTCTGGCAAAGGACACCATTGACGAGATGGTGGTGGACCGGCTGCGCACAAAGCGCGATATACAAGCAGTTCTTTTAGAGGCAATGCGAAGGAGAAGCTGATGCACGAACAGTTCGCCGAAAGCACAGACGCGCCGCAAGCACTGGCCCGCCTTGTGGAGGAGCTAGGGGAATCGGTCGCCGCGGCCGGAAAGCTGCAGCGCTTCGGACCGCACTCCGTAAACCCTCTGCTTCCGGTCAAGGACCAAGTTACCAATATCCGCTGGCTCCTCGCCGAACTCGATGACGTGCGAGCCGCAGGCGAGAAGTTTGTTTATCACGCAAAACGCGCCGGGTGGATCGAATGAACTGGCGCCTCGCCTTCCTCCTTCTGTTCGCCTTCGTTGCAGGGATCACAACCCATAGTTGTGCGACCCACAAGCGAGCTGTCGAAAGCCAGGTCGCCCTGCAGAACTCGATCCTCCAGTACACGGCGTCGACTGTCGCCGCCCAGAAGGCCGAAGCCCAGCGCGTTATCGACATGCTGGCGAAGCCCGATCCCGTGCGTGAGGCCCAGAACCGGGCAATCCTTTCCGTAATCAAGGAGGTGCAGGATGCGCCGAACACTGATCGTTGCGTCAGCAGCCCTGCTGTCATGCTTGCC